ATGAGCGACCGCGATCCCACCACCGAACAAGCGATCGAGGAAGTCGCGGAGATTCTCGCAAAGGCCTATTTGCGGCTCCTGGAGAAGCCTCCCGAAACAACTGCCGAGCCTGCGGGGCCGTCAAACACGGCGGAGAAGAAACGCGCGGCACCGTCAAAGCGGAAGAGTGACCAGAGGTCGAATGCGGAGCCTGTTCAACTTCCCGAACCGTTGCCGGCGCCGCCTCAGGTATCGACCAGTGGCCGTCCAGCGGTACCGGAGTCCGTGCGCGCGGAGATTACCGAGAGGCTGCAGAAGCTTGCAAAAATGAACTTGAGTGAGCTGCGCACAGAATACCAACGTGTCTTCAGCACCGCGCCGAGGTCCACCAATCGACAACATCTATTGCGCCGAGTAGCCTGGGAGATCCAGGCTCAATCGGAAGGGCGTCTGCCGGAGGAGGTCCGAGAATATGCGTGCCGGATTGCCGAGCAGACGGACATGTTTCGGCGCATCGACGAAGCTCTGCAGAAGAGGCGGGCGGCGCCAACTCCATCTGGATCGACAGTCGCCCCAAGACCAGCGCATCGAGCAAGGCACGGCCGAACCAAGCAGCGCGACCCGCGGATTCCGGCACCAGGATCGCTAATTATCGTCAAGCTCGGGCGTCAAACCGTGCGAGTAACAGTTCTCCAAGCTGGCTTCGAATATGCTGGCAAGCAGTACCGGTCGCTGACTGCGGTTGCTCGGGAGGTGACGGGTCGGAATGTCAACGCCTACGAGTTCTTCGGTCTAGGATCGACAACTGAACCTACTGTATAACGGCGGCTTCAACAACCATAGCCGTTTTCTGCTGCCGCTCGGCATTTTTCGCGCGCTTCTCGTCGGCCGCGTTCTGGCGCGCGGCGATTTCGTCGAGGGCGCGCCGCTTCGCCTCCATCCGTACGTGGGAGTACCGGGAGAGCATGGCGCGAGAGACGTGGCCCGCGATGCTCATGATCACCTCATCGCCCGCGCCCGATTCGGCAAGCTCCGTTACCAGCGTATGGCGGTTATCGTGCCACCGGCCGACGACCTTCGCCTTGTCGCGCACCTTCGTCCACGCCGTCCGCAACGTCGTTACGGGGCGGGTGGGATCATTCGGTTGCCCCTTCCCCGCCGGGAAGACGTACCACTCCGGCTTGCATTCGCCGAACCGGCGGCTGTACCACGCGGCGTGCGCCTCAAGGGCGATCATGACCGTATCGTTCAGCGGGATCACCCGGCCCGTGCCTGCTTCGGTTTTTGACTTGCCCACTGTAAGCTGCTTCTTATGGACGAGGTCTACCTGCTGCCACCGGAGTTCCCGCAGTTCCTTGTCGCGCAGTCCGCAGTTCAAATCCAGCACGAGGGCGGGATACATGTTCTTGCTCCGCAGCTTTGCAGCCTCCGCGAGCATCCGCGCTTTCTCGTCGGCGGTGTAGGCTTTCCCCGGCGATGGCGGGGTCGCGAGCTTCATCGCCTTTTCGCGGCGCAACCTTCCCCGGATCAGATCTCCTTGGTCGCCGCAGAGCCGCAACAATAACAGTACTTCGTTGTTGATGCTCTTCGGGCCCGCCTTTTCCGCCAGCCGGGCAGTCTGGTAGCCCTTCACCACTGTCGGCGTGATTTCCACAACAAGCCTCTTGCCAAGGTGGTCTGTTATGTGGCCGAGGGCGTAAGCCGCGAATGTGGGCGATTCGTGCTTGGCCGTGTACTCGACCAGGAATTCGTCTGCCGCAAGCTGGATTGTCTTCCGCCTCTGTTCGCGCGATTCCTCTTCGATGACTTGGCTGTAGCTTTTCTCTAACCGCTCGCGTTGGACACGTTCCTCCTTAATTGCCTGTGCCTTGTTGGCAGTGCCGGTGGAGCCGCGGTGCCGCCGCCCATCCAGGAAGAACTCGTAATGGTAGAACTTGCCGTTCTTGAAAACACTCATGCGGCGGACTCTTTGCCTCGACCCCATGGGGGTCCAGTGTCGCGAGACAGTCAAGTCGAAGATTTGCGCGGCCGGCCTGGTCGGGCACGAGTCTGATTATCGGGCTCGACGCCACCGCCGCCACCAGGCTGCGATTCCAGAAACACCGTGATGTCGCCCATCCTGTATCGAATCGTCGTGCCATTGATGCGCCGGAAGGGGCAGCCGATATTCAGCCGGCGCTCCCTCTGCAGCACCTTCACGCTGCAGCCGCGGATTGCGGCGTATACGCGCTCATCGACCCAGGCCCAGGGAACCGAGGACACCTTCGTCAGATCGACGACTTCGGGGGCGCTCATATCGCTACCGCCATACCGGTCTCGCGTTGGCAGAGATAGAGCTTCTCGCGCGTGCGCGTCACGCCCACGTAGAACTGCCGGATGACGGAGTCGCGCGCCGCGCCGCCGCGTGCGTACTGCGCGTCGCCCGCCTGCGAGAGGTCCGGAAAGAGATACACAACGTCGGCCTGGCCCCCCTTCACCGAGTGGATGGTCCCAACGATCGCCTTCGGCGTTTCAAAGAGAGCGCGCGGGCCCCGCCTGGCGGCTATGTCGGCGGGAAACTGGGACCGCGCATGGACGTCGGCGGTGACGTGATCGCGCCACCACTGGAGCAGCACCCGGTAGTCGCCCTCGTAAGCTTCCAGCAGAGAATCGAGCGCGGGGCGTTCGAAGAGATCGTCGAAGGCATCGCTGCTCACCGGATCCTCGCCGGCATAGCCCGCGAGCTTCTTCTTCGCTCCATGGCGCAGCACGCCCTTCGATTGAAGGCACTCTGCCCATTGACCCAGATCGCCGTGCGTCCACGGGCGGGCGTCGTCTCCCCACCCCGGATGCGCCACGAGCAGCGCGGCGATCCGGTTGACCGTCGAACCGCGCCGGCCCGCGCGGATCGGATTCCAGAAGCCATTGCTGCGGCGGTACGGGTTGTGGAAAGGCACGCCATTCTTCCGAAGGACGGAAACGAGCGGGCGCAACATATAGGAGCACGACGCCAGGAACATCACGGTTTGGCCGCGCTCCATATGCTCGTTGGCGCTTTTGAGAATGAAATACTCGGGGGAGCCATACGATCCTCGGGTAAGCCGCTCCACGCCGCCGGCCTCGCTGCGCGCCAGGTATTCCTTCTCCTGGCGGCGAGTCACCTGCTGGATCAGCCCGTTCGCCAGCCGGTGGACCGACTGTGGGACGCGGTATGACTGCTTCAAGATGATCTTGTGATCGAGGGGAATTTCGGGATCGAGCATGGCTTCCGGCGTGGCGCCCGTGAACGAATAGATCGTCTGATCGTCGTCGCCTGCCACGATGAAGTACTCGGCGCGCCGGCCCCACTTCCGGATCAGCGTCAACTGCATTTTGTTGAGATCCTGCGCCTCGTCGGCGAAGATCACGGACGGATTCTTCGGTGCGGTGTAGACGTCGCGAAGGCAGGCGTCGATCAAGTCGGTGAAGTCGAGCAGCCCGTTCGCCTGCTTGTACGTGCTCCACTGCTGTTCGAATTCCCGCAGCATGACCGGCCAAAGATCGCGCGACAGCATCATGCCGCGGAACCGCGACAACTGGGCAAGGAGTTCGTCGCCCCGCTTCTCCAGGTCGTCGCTCTCGTCTTCGGCGGTCTCTTCCCCGTCGAGCTTCGTGTGCTTCTTCACCGGCGTGATGGCGAGGTGCGGGTTGTCGCGGTTCCATTCTTCCACGTTCGCCTCCGCGATCTCCGGACCTCCCAGCGCGTGGAAGCAATGAGAGTGCAGCGTGCCTACCCTGTCCGGATCGACGGGGAGGTCGCGGCCGGCGAGCTCATGGGCGGCGGCGCGCGAAAAGGAAGTGACCAGGATCGCGTTCGAGCCATACCGCTCGACGGCGCGCCGAATCTGGCGGGTGAGGTTGGTGGTTTTGCCCGTGCCTGGTGGTCCGAAGATCCTGTATTCCGAAGTTTCCTCGTGGTCCTGCTGGCCGATTCCCTCGAGGGTGCCGGTGGCGTCGGCGTTACTCATGGCGCGACTCCTTGTTGGTCGAGTAATCAGCCGGATCGAATTCCTCCGGCAGCACCCACCTCGATTGCTCTTTGAATTTCGCTCCACGATGCCGCATGCTTTTTGCGCCCAGCGCCGAGAGCATCCCGGCCACGGCTTTGACCGAAAGCGCCTGGAACGTGGTCTTGTTGACGTACACCTGGAGATCGCCAGCGCAGACTGTGATCTTCCCGTCGATCACCATGGGCCTGCGCTGGTCCTGAATACGCTGGTCCTCGACGGACGGGATGAAGCCAGTCTCGGAGAGGTAATGCTGCAAATACATCCGGGCGGCACCTTCCCACTCGACTTCTTCAGTGCCTTCTTCGATCTGGCAGGCGTCAAGAAGCATCTGCGCCAACTGGTCCCAATGCTTGGGCTTCAGCTTCACAATCAATCTGCCCACCGTGGCTGCGATGGCGACCCGTACGGCATCCTGGGAAATGAGCTTTACCACGGAAGGGAACTCGATCTTCCCCTCCGCCAGTTCCATCCGGTACTGAGGCTCCTTGCCGGTGATCTTGATGAGGCGCAGCACCCGGATTCCGAGGACCTGCGACACCTTTTCGCACAGCTTCGCCCTGGCGCGCGCCGGATCGAGGGTGGCGTTCTGCTTCGGCTGGCCGTTCTCCGGCGCGCCTGAGGCACCCTGTTCGCCAGAGGGGCCGGTCTGTGCCGATCCGGGCGGCGCCGGGAGTGCGGGCGCTGGGACGCCAGGAGTTCCGAGTGGCGCGGCGAATGGGTCTATTCCTTGGACCCGCCTCGCCGCCTTCGTGATGGTCCGCTGAAAGTAGTCAACCCTGGTGCGAGGCCTCTGGCCGTGAAGATGGCGGTGGTGGATGATGAGATCGACGATCTGGCCTTCGGAAAGGCTGGCATCCAAACCGAAGCACGCCAGGGCGAGATCGTAACCGCTCTGGCTTTGGTCCTTCAGGTCGTGCCTCTGGCGATTCCAAGTGTTCCGGAATCGCATTCCCGCGACGTCGCCGCAGTTGGCCCACGCCTCAATCACGTCATCAGGAATCCGTGCGTTCAGATCGATGACCAGGGGCTTGTCCGCGAACCGTTCGGCCCACTGTCGCGAGGCCTTCTCATCGGCTTCTGGATCGGGGATCGCGGCGTCGTCCAGGAATTCTTCGAAGTCCGAGATGTTGTATCGGCGGTCGGTAAAGGAGTAAAGCTCGACCGGTTTCGGATGCGCGCCGTCCTTGAAGTTGGTGGTGGACGGCAGGCGCAACACGCGCGCCAGGTCGGAAAGCCGATCATATGCCCAGCCGTGCGTCGCGGCGGTCAACTGCAACATGGTGTGCCACCGCGTTACGACGCGAGCCACGTCCTCGCGGTCCTCCTCGCCATCGAAGATGTACGGCTCCTTGAACAGCCACCAGCAGTGCAGGCCATTGCCGGTCGCGATAATGATCGTGGGCGGCATCGAAGCGGGCAGGATGGCGAGGGCCTGCTGAACGGTCTGCGGGAGCGCCTTCTTGCTGTGCGCGTCGGACAGGAGATCCAAATCCGACCACATGCCGGTCAACCCGGTGATCTCTTCCGAGGCACACCGGTGCGTGGGCCCGTGGTCCTTACCGGCCAGCCCGACGCCGACGTACACGTCCCTGCCGCCGTTGACGGACCCCACGTATTCGGCCGCGGAGCCAACGCTGGTGAACCACCGCGACCGCTTATCGGGGTGCGTCCATATAAGGATGTGATGATCTTCGGGCTTCTCCTGCCAAAGTTGATTGAGGAATTCAAGCGGGGTCATTTGGTCAACTCCCGGCAGCGGATCGCCTCCTCGATCAACCGCTTCTCATGCGACCAATCCGAAAGCGCCAGCAGCAGCCCTTGGAGATCGGCGTGGCCGGCACGGAGCAGGGCTTCAATCGCGGCAATCTCGGCGTCGCAGCGGGCGAGGTCGTCCAAGTCAGCCATTCGCCGCCTCCGCGCGGGCTTCTTGGCCAGATGAATCCCCGACATTGCCGCTTCCATTTCTCTTTCCTTCGGCGCGCCAACCGTTCACTGGCGCGCCGTACCAGAACTCTGCCGTCCGAATCGCGTGCCCCAGGAAGGGCGAGGCAAAATCGCGCCGCCGGCCGTTGGCTTTCCGCGATCCCACATGCATCAACCAGCGGTCGCCATCGCGCACGAGCCACACCAGAGTGCCGCCGCAAGTCCCGGTAACACATGTGGCGTCGGCAGGGATTGGCGTTTGCTCGACGGCTACCGACTCGACGCTGATCGGCCGCGAAGCGACCCATTTCGCGTATGGGATGAATTTGTCATCGACCCACACGTGGAGTAGAGCATCCGCATCTTCGTACGGCGCGTCGGCTGGCACGTCTGCCAGCGTGATCAGGCGGGCCGAGACCGTGTTTCCGGCCTCGCGTTCCTGACGCGCTTCGCGCATGGCCGCACGGCTGTAAAAGCCGTTCATGCCGCCTCCGTGAGGACGCGGTCGACGTGGTCAATGCGCTGGCCGATCCAGCGCATGACCGGAACTGCCATGGAGTTGCCGATTGCCTTGTACCGGGGCCCGTCCGGAGTGGCGCCCAATCGAATGGCTTCCTCGATCGGGATTCCCAAATAGCAGGCCATCTCCTCGATCTCTTCCGCGCGGAGTCTCTGCCGGTAGTTCGGGATAAGCGTCCAGTCGTCGGGAAATCCCTGCAGCCGCTCGCACTCGCGCGGTGTGAGCCTTCTGACGGCGATCCACGTGGCCAACAGCGGTGCGCCGTCGCCCCGGCCGGAACTCCCCGACTGCGCCTTCAATGGCGGGGCGACGACATCGGGCGCGCCGCGACCGTTGCGCGCGAAGCGGGACTCGAAGACCATGGGGACGCCGATGTTGCCGCCATCGGTGGCCAGGATCGGCGGTGTCACCTCGCGTGGAACGAACCCGTCCTGGCCGCAGCCGCGGAATGCCACCGCGATCTGTCCGCCCGCGTTCGGATGCGAGGCGTCGTGGCCCATGGCACGCAGCGTCGGCGCAAGGTCGTCCATGGCATCGGCGCCATGGTCCTTGCACGAGAACGCGATTGGTACCAGCAGGTTGGATTCGGCGTCCTGCTGAGTCGCACTGCCCGCCGCCTTACCGTTTGAGTTCAACGTTCCACAGGGTTCGCAAACCGGGAGGATGGGAATGCCGCGCCCGCTGCCGTCCTCCGTTGCGTCGAATCCCTCGCCACGGAGTGTATGCGCGACGAGGTTGTGGTGCTCGTTGCCGCTGGGCCCGCTGGTCCGCTTGGCCCACTTCGCGCTTACGGAGTGCTGGACGACTTCGGCGGGGAGGATGTGGCCGGCCTGGGCTTGCTTTGGATCGCCGCCACACGTTCCAAGGCTGTTCGCAGTGATGGCGGTAACGACCTCCCGCGGCTTCCGGCGCGGCGCAAGATCCCGGCGCAGGCTTTCGCGCTCAAAAAGTACCGCAGCGGCAGCCTGCCATGCTCCAGCAAATCCAACAACGAAGACGCGGCGGCGGCGCTGGGGCACTCCGAAGTGCTGAGCGTCCAGAATTCGGTAAGCGGTCCCATACCCGAGTTGAGCCAGGGTCCGGAGGATGGTTCCAAACGTCCGTCCTGAGTCGATCGACAGCACACCAGGGACGTTCTCCCAGACGACCCACCGAGGTCGAAGGCGCTTAACAGCGCCGAGGAATTCCAGCGTGAGGTTGCCACGCGGGTCATCCATTCCAAGCCGGTGGCCCGCGACGCTAAAGGCCTGGCAGGGAGTTCCTCCGACGAGAAGCTCAACTGGAGTTGTTCCGATGCGCCTGAGCCAGTGCCCCCGAATCGCCGTGAAATCGCCAAGGTTCTTTACCTCCGGATAGCGGTGCGCCAGGACCGCGCGCGCGAACGGATCGATCTCGGCGAACCACGCGGGGCGCCAGCCCAGGCTGTGCCAGGCGACGGTGGCCGCTTCGATGCCCGAGCACACCGACCCGTAGGTCACGACGCCTCCGTTTCGACCGGCCGCCCCAAACCGAGAATGACCAGAGCCTCCTCAACACTGCGCGCCACGCCGGTGATCGCGCCCGCCGCTTTCCATTCCATGAGCCTCTGCGTCTGGAGCTCGGTCAACTGCGACGACGAATCGTTGGGCCGCTTCACCTCGATCTCGAAATGGCGCCCGTTGATGGTGCCGTAAAGGTCGGGGTCGCCGGCCATCCCCATCGCGGTACCGTGGCGCTTCCGGACGACCACGTGCGGCCTGCTCTTCAGCGTTTTGATGATCCTGGTAACGATGGCCTTTTCAAGAACGGCTTGGTGCTTCATGGCTTGCCTCCCCCATTTCCCGTGCACCGACAACCTGTTCGCGCATCCGCCCAAACTGCACCACCGACCGCCGCCGCGCCCCGCACTTCGTGCAGGTCTGCACGTCGACGTTGGCTTGGCCTTGGAACGCGGGCCACCGGCGCGGAAAACTCCAGCGATGCCGGCAAAGCGAACTGGGGAGCGCGGCGAACTTCATCTACTTGCCCTCCGGCTTCGCGCGCTCCTTCAGGTAGTGGAAGGGCGACGGCGCTGCGGCCGGCTCCTTGTCATCGAAGCCCGGATAGCTGCGCAGCCTTTCCAGATTGAGGTTGTCTTTGTGGTAGACCGCGCAGCCCGCTTGCATCGCGCGGTGCGTGACGTCAATTACCCAGCGACGCGGCGGGCGCCAGGCCGGGGTCTGCGACGATGCTCTTGCGCCGCCGATCACGACCCACTGGACGACACTGAAATCCATCGCGATCGGCTCGATCATTGGCTCGATGGAGACCCACTTGACCGAGGCTTTAACCTGCCGCATGGCGCGCTCCGTAATCGCCGCGCGCGCCTGGCAGTCGACAGTGGCGCCGGTCCAGACGTTGTCGGGGAATTCAAACTCGGCCAAGCGCTGAGGAAACTTGGTGAGCATCAGGAAATTCCATTGCTTTGCGAGACGCGCGATGCCAAGGACCGTGTCGATCCACTCTTTCGGCACCCAGTTGCCGAACAAATCCGCCATAGAGCAGGTGAAGATGTTCTTCAGTCCAAGGTCCGTCCCGGCTTCCTTCGGCGGTGTGACATTCAAGGGTGCGCTCAACGCATCCGGCACGATGGAAGGTTCGAACTTCTGCGGGTAATACTTTTCGGCGAGATCCCGTGCGTAACAGTAAGGGCAGTTGTGTAAGCAGCCAGTGACCGGGTTCCACGACCATCGCGCCCACTCGATGGCGTCGTTGTCCTGCTTGTTGGGTTTGGCTTTCGGATTCGTCACCCGGCACGCAGCCTCTTGTTCCGCCGCAGTCAGCGTCTTCCATTCGGCCAGCGTTACCGCGCGTTTGAGCTTGGCGACCTTGGCCTCGCTGTCCCGCCGAAGGGCCCGCTGATTGTCGAGGAGCTGCTGCGCCTTCTCGGTGATCGCGCGTTCATCCCAGGCGCCGAATTCCACCAGCCATTGTTCGAACTTGGCGGCATGCTCTTCGACCGCGAACTGGACGTCGCGAATGTCGGCCCTGCCACGCTCGATCGCGCGAACGCAAAGCCGAGTGACCTCGTTCGGGTCCTGGCCGGCGGCCGCCATTTCCTGGAGCCTTTCGCTGGCGAAGAACTTCTCGTAGCCTCGCGGCGACTTAACGGCGACGAGCGCCTTGACGGCTGCGTTGGTCTGCTCCACCGTCCATTTGCCATCGAGCAGGCGCGTGATCAGCGCAGGCCAGCAGGACTCGGGCGAGGCGTGAATTTCAGCGAGGTGCTTGCTGCTGCGGACCAACTGGGATTTGTCCACCTGAGTGGACAAGGCCACTCGCGCCGCGCTCAATTCCACCTGCACCATAGATTTCGAGAGCCCTACGCGGTCGGCGTAGTCACGAACAGTGCAGCCGGCATCCGTTGCCGCCAGCGCGTGCATCCCGCGCTCCAGCGGCGCGAGTTCGCCCTGGGTGTTCGATAGCAGCAACTGCATGAACGCGGTGTCATCGTCCATTTCGCGGACCCACGCCGGGATCTGCTTCAATCCGGCGCGCCGCGCGGCCGCGGTCCGGTTGTGCCCGCTGACGATCTGGTAGGCTGCGTCCAGAGGTCGGACCATGATCGCGTGACTGGGGTCGAAACCAGCGGATTTGATCTGCTGCTCGATAGTGGCGATGACATCCTCGCGTTCCACGATGCGCGGGTTTGCGGGGTGCGGCGTGAGGGAATCGAGATCGATGAGCACCGGGGATAAGAGCGTGCTCATTCCGTAGCCTCCGGAAAGTTGGGCGGCTTAATGAAGTCGACATGATTCAGGTGCGAGATCACGTACGGCTTGGGAGGCTCCTGGCCGGTGGCCAGCTTCCAGGCGACGTGGTGGTAGTGCGCCAGGAAGAGCTTCACAGCCCAGCGCTTTGCGCGCGCGTGAACGTGGGCCGGGGGCAGCTTCCCCTGGGCGTACCACTTGTACGCCTCCGTGTTTTTGCCGATGTTGAAGCGCTGCAGTTTGGCGCGGGCCTGATCCGCGAACTTGCCAGCCTCGTTCGCGGCGGTCTCCTGCTGCTTGCGCTGCTGATACAGTTGCCCATAGAAGTCGCCCTCGCGGCACGATTGCTTGACGAACGATTCGCCGATTTTCCAGCACAAGGTTTTGAGCGCAGCATTCCAAGGCCGTTTGGTCTTCGGCAGCCATTCCTGCGTGGGGTCGAGGCCAGCGAAACGCCAGATGCGGCCCACGGTCGGACACCGGGCGATATCGATGTGCGCCGCCAGGCCGGCCGAGATCACCGGGCCGATGCCCACGATCCCTTTGGCCCACACCGCCGCCGGGATGGAGTCGGTCCAGGAATCGAGGGCGCGCTTAATTTGCTTTTCCAGAACCTCGTTCTGATCGAAGAACCACAGGATCACCATGTGCGGCTCTTTCGATTCCGCGAGCGCGCGGACCTGGTTGCCCGCCGCCTTTCTGTTCTCCTGGATCGCGTAGTAAGCGTCAACGAGGTACCGCGCTTCGTTGGTACTCAGTGTTGCTGCGGCCGTAACGAGGTCGCGTTTGAGACGCTGGATTGCCTCCGGCGCCTCGATGATAGTGGTGGTTTCCATATCGACTCCCTCTATTCGCTCTTGCCCATTGGTGCTCTCGCGCCCATTGGCTCGCTCCGACACGATGGTTCCTTCTGGCTGCGTGGCTCGCTCGGCCTCGATGGTTCTCTCGGTCTCCTTGGCTGCGTTCCGCTACTTCGCCGCGCCCGCTAATACGTCGAGCCCCGTTTCTTGCCCGATGCGTTCCCGGATCTCGCGGAGCGCGTCTTCGATAAACCGGTGCGGGCGCACGACCTCGTACCAGAAGACTGCCTTCCCTTCCTGCAGCCGCCACCGGAACCGCACCGGAATGCGGTAAGCCGGCCCGCCGACATGAATGGGAATGCCGAGAATGAACTGCTCAGGCACCTCGAGCGTTCCCTTCTGGGCGGCGCCGCGCACCACCTCGTCGTAGGCAAACTGAATCTGCCCGTTGTTCAGCCGCACGCCAGAGGAGAACTCGACCGACTTCTTGGCTTCGAACGTAAGAGCAACCTGAAGCAACTCCGCGCTGTTCGGCTCCACCACGTCGGGCATGTTGTCTTCGAGGAATCTTGCGAAATCGACCTGGGTCATCTGCTTGCGGTTCTGGTTCATCCAGGTGGTGAATTCCACGGAGCGGCGCGCGGCGAACCCGGCAACGTGCTCGCACCAGCCCGGCACCCCGTTGCCGGCGTGATAGTCGATCACTACCTGGAACTGTTCGTGCTCCTGATCGAAGAAGATGCGGCTGACCTCGCGATCGCCGAACTCCCCCACATACGCGATGAAGGATGCGGCGTCGTGGAGTTCCACCTTCTGCTGGATGCGCAGCGGGCGGGGCATGAAGTCTTCGAGCGATTCGACCTTGTAGTTCTCCGGCACCACGGTGTAGAAGCCCACCGGCACCGCTGATTCCGGAATCGCGCGCGGATCGCCCAGTGCGGCTCCGGCGGCGATCGCGGACTGGACGTCCCCGATTTTGCTGTTGTCGTCGTTATACGGCATTCGTCTTTACCTCCCTGAGATCTCTCGGCTGGTCAAACTCGACCACGCGAAGCGGCAGCATTTGCTGTTTCGGATCGTTGCGGACGAGCAGGTTGTTGTCGGTGGCATAGAAAATCGTCATGCCGCGCTCGGGTTCCGGCAGCTTGGTTTTCACCTGCGACTCGATGAGCAGCACGTCGGCGTTGCCCTTCGAAGCGGGCGCCACCTTCAACGTGAGCGTGATCGAGCCGCTCTTGCCGGTTTCCCGCACGGACGCGACGACCTTCCTGAGCGCGTCGGAAAGTTCCGCGACCGCCGCGCCGTTGTTGATTTGAACGATGGTTTCCTGGAACACGTCTCCTCCTTTACTCCGTGGTCCGGACGCGGCCGGCGAAGCTTTTGGACAGTTCGTGGAACTCAACCGCCCGCTGCGATTCTTCGGTGTTCAGCCGGCGAACGAATCGCAAGCTGGCTTTGCCATAGATCTGGTTGCCGTTCTGCGCTTTCTCCAAGGGGATCTGGACGAGCGCATGGAAATAAGGAACGCCCTGCGACGCCAGCTTCAGGAAGAACTGGCGCGCGTTCTTCAGGCTTGTGGGCGGCAGCGAGGCGACTTCGGGAAACATCGACTCGCCGCGAAGCATGAACAGTTGCTTCATTTGCTTGCACGCTTGCCCCTCCCCCGCCTGCCCATCCGCATCCACGGCGCTGCCGTACTGCGCCATCGGGCACTTCGCGCACTCGCCGCCCAGGTTGATTCCTGGCCTCGCCGCGCCCGTAATTGCATCCGGCGACGAGCAATCCGGCGGCACGCTCCCGGCATTTTTGGCGGCGTAGTAGGCGCGGGTATCGCGGGCATAAACGATCACGCCCTCGATGCTGGGCGCCGTCTCATCCCCTTCGAGCTTCGGGATGAGCCAGAGGGCAGCCCCGCTCATGATCTTGATCCGCGGCAGGTCGAATTCCGAGACCGCACCGCTGGCGATGTTGATGGCGAACGCTTCTTGGACCGCCACCGCTTCTTCTTTTGCGAGCGTGAGCGCCTTGGGCGCTTCGCTCATCCTTACAAGTTCCTGCGACATCGTCTCTCCTTTCAGGTTTTCTTCCGGCTGCTGAGTTTATGGACCAGGGAGATCTTGAGGACCTCGCCCAGCGGTTTGGGCAGTGCGGCGCGGACGTCCTCCTCCCCGGCCACGCGATTCTGCTGTTTGGCGAGCAGCAGGACTTCGCGCCACACTTCGCGCACGTAAGCCGTGAGCGAGTTGCTGTTGTAGTTTTCCGCGACGTACTGGCCCAACTCCGAAGCCTTCAGTGCGGCGGCGACCTCGGTGCGGCCGTTGAGCGGGCTGGCGTAAACGTCCGGGTAAATGGAAAGCGTGCGGGTGCTGCCATCGACCGTGACGGCGATCGAAGGGACGCCCGCCTCGATGAACTGCGGGATGATGAGATCCTCCAGTTCATCGAGCCTCTGGTTCGCCGCTTTCAATTCGGCGTCCAGATCGCGTTTGCGGTTCTCCAGGGACACAAACTCCCTGAGTTGCTCCATGTTCATGAGCGGCTTGGCCTCCTGGCTAGTTCGTGATTTCCGCGAGGATCGACTGCACGACTTCCGCGCGCTTCTCCAACGCGCGCATGATCCTGGCATCCACGGTGTTCCTCGCGACAAGGTGGATGTGTTCAACTGGGCGCGTCTGGCCGGGGCGGTGGACGCGGGAGAGCGCTTGATCGTACTCGCCCAACGAGAACGACAGCGAGTAGTACATCGAAAAACGCGCGCGAGTGAGATCGACTCCGATGCCGCCTGCACTGATTTGCGCCGCGAGGACCTGGCCCTCGCCATCCTGCCAACGTTTCAGTTCATCGCGGCGTCCGGACAGTTCGAGGCTGATGCACTTACTCTGCTCGCACGCCGCATGGATGGCGTCCAAGTCCGCGTGGAAGCGGCAGAAGACCACCACCGGTTCGTCGCTGCCGATGTCTTCCAGGGTGTCGGCAAAAAGCTTCTGCTTCGAGTTGTCGATGCGGTGCACGACGCCATCGTCTGTCGGAACGCAGCCCCCGGTGATCTGCTGAAGCCGCAGGAGCTTCACCATGGCGTTCGCCGCCGTCACGGTGCCGTTGTTCACGCGAGCCACCAAGTCCTGGTCTTCGTCCCGATAGATCCGCGCAGCTTCCGGCGTCAGATCGCAATGATAAGTAACGTGGGTTTCCGGCGGCAGGTCCAAAACTTCTTTCCCGACCCGAAACGTGATCCTGCTCATGAGGCGTTCCAGTTGGTCGAGCTTCTGGAAGCCGGTGATCTGCTTGTTCTGGTAGCCGCCCATCACGGCGTATGTTTGCCGGAAGGCGCTGAAAGACGGCCCGAAAATCGAAATGTCGAGAAACCTGAAGATGGCGTAGATGTCCATCGGCCCGTGCGGCATCGGCGTCCCGGTAAGCGCAACCCGGTACACGGAGTGCATCCGCAGCCGCTTAAAGCAGAGCGAGGCCTTGCCGCCGGGGGCCTTGATCCGATGGGCCTCGTCGGGAATGATCAGATCCCACTGGACCTTCTCTGCCCAGGATGCAAAGGGCTCCCGCCACACGCTGTCGAAGTTGATCACCGCGATGAACGGCACGCCGCGCGCGTGGGCCAGGCGCATCCGCTCCTCTGCCAGTTGGCGTTTCTCTTCGACCGAGCCGGCGTCTTCATCGAGCGCGACAACCACGACATCGATGCCCACATGCCGTTCGATCTGGGTGACCCAAACCTGAACCACGCGGAGCGGGCACGCGATCATCACGCGGCGCGCCCGTAGGAACAGCAGCAGCATGATGGCGACCAGCGTCTTGCCGGTGCCCATGCCCATGGCCAGAAGGATCGCGCGCACGCCGGTGGCGAACTTGTCGAGGCAAAACGTATAAGCCGCCACCTGATGACGCCAGGGACGCGTGCGCATTCCCTCCGGAATCGCCGCCTCGGGTTCCGGTGCATTCACGGGCGCCAGTGCCGTTTCCGGATGGCTGCCCGGGAGTCCGCTCGTACCACTTGGTTCTCTCCTGACATGTGGCTCGGCACCCGCGAGCAATACATCGAACTGTTCGGTGGCGTTCAGGTGGCGCACCTTCGCGCGGATCGCCGCCGCAACCTGCATCGTCGCCGGGAACGACCATGCCCGCCGAGTCCTATCCCAGGCGCCGCCGGGAATCTGTCCGCACAGCAGCATGTCCGCGAGGGACGGCCGCAGCACGATCCGACCGGCGTCCACCTCAACGCTCGTGCCGGTCATGCCACGCGCCTCCGCGATCGTTCCAATTGCACCCGCGCTTCCTCGATAGCCCGCGATACCGGCGCGGATACTGCGCGCTCATTCAGTACCGCGTACACCATCGAAGCGGAGGTGCCGGAAAGTTCCGCCGCGAGCCTGACGAGATCGGAACCCCGCCGTTCATACGACCGCTTTTTGGTCCGCTTCCGGGCAGACCTCTCCCGTTGAGTCACTATCGCTGACCTTCCCAGTCGAGTTCAGGCACACGAATGGCGTTGTGCCCGAATTGTATTTGTGTGTTGTCCCGCTCTGGAGCGGTTTCTAATTGCGAAGTACAGTCGCAGAATAGCCCCAAAAATAAGGCGGTTCAAGCATATTCGCGATTTCCAACTTTGCGATTTTGATCGGAACCGTCTGAGTGAAATAGGGGTTATGAGATTGAAAATAAATCTGTTTATAGCTATAAAGTTGGACGGGCGAAATTCCGAAAACGGCGAGGCCCGCGCATCTTGGTGAGCCCACTGAGTTTGCGGTTAGTGAATCCGCAAACGTGCGAGGGTAAGGTCTGCCGCGGAGAGAAAAAAGCCCGCAAAATACGCTCTCGTGGGATACAGCCGGTACGGAGTGGTGGCGAGGATGTTGCGAGCTACCATCTCCTGCGCGCGGTAGACGGCGTGAAAGAAGGAGCCGCGGTATAGCGGGCGGGCCAGCCGGAGGCGGGAGTTCACGTGCGGGACTGCGACCTTCCATTCCTCACCGGCGAGGAAATGGAATTCGAAGACAGCCAGTTCAACAGGCCGGCCGGCAAGCGCGCGCCGGGCGGTCATGACGAAATCGGCTGAGAATTCGGCCCGCTTGAACGATGCCGTGATGGCACACTTCCCCTGCGCGTGGCCCACCCGTTCGAAGGCACAGCCGCCGCTGCCGGTCATGTTGGCCTGGCAGTGGCGGTAGGTGTCGAGGCACGCGCGGAAGACAGCCCGGTGGACGCACGCGCAGGTTCGCCAGTCGCGATACTTCCGCACCGCACCCCGGCCGCCGCAGCGGCGGCACAAAGGCGAGGCGAGGGCGAACGCTTCCACATCGGCCGGAAGGCCCAGCGGGGTGCGCCAGGCATCCGCGTCCATGGTCCGGACAGAAGCCGGGTGTAAGCGCGGCGGCAGTGCGGCCATTTGCGCCCTCGATTACCCCTGTTCCTCGGGCGCGTGTTCAGGAGCTGGGTGGAAGACGCAGCCAGTTGCCCCCCGATCTTCGCACCGCCGCTCGATGCGGTCCAGCACCTTGTCGATCCGCGAAACGTCGTGCGCGATACCAGTCCGGATCTCCGCGACCAGCGTGGCGGTCACGTACTTGCCGTTCAGCAGTTGCAGCATGTCGTCCTTCCACTCGACGAACTGCTTCACCAGGGCAATCTCGGCCGCCGCGGAGTCGGCCTTGATCTGCGCCTGGAGTGCGGCCAGTCGAAGGCCGACGTACACGTTGATTGCCCCGGACACCACAGTCAGGATGGAAACCGCGATAGTGATTTCTTGCGCGCTCATGCTGGTATCTCCTGTCGCGCGTCCGCGATGGATTGTGCCACGTCTTCCTGGCCGGCGATCGCCGCCGCCACGCGAGCGTAGTTTGGATCGGTAGCGTAAACGCGTGCCACGGACGCAATGAGCGCGTGCAGATCGCGGTCGTTCAGATACTGCTGCCAAGCGGCGTGGTACGGCGCGCCGTTGGTGATCAGCCACGCGTAGTCGCGGCACGAATCCTCAAGGGAATCGTAGTCGGCGAACTGCAACTCCTGCACGATGGCTTTTCCGTTGACGACCTCGCGCGTGGTCACTGTACAGCACAGCTTGTGACGCGCGCTCTTCTTTATCCCGAAGAAATTGTTGTTCCCGGCGGGCTTCGCGCCCCACTCCGATTCCAATGCCCACTGCGCAATGAGCAATTGCGCGGGGCAGCCGGTCTGCGCTTCGAGCGCAACGGCTATACGCGCGACTTCCTTCAGGCGCTGTTCGCGATCTTCCATGTGACACCTCTTGGGTTGAATCAGTAAATGAATGAGCGGTCATCGCTCGTGGGCAGTGGTAGCGGCCATGCAAACAGGCAGAGATGGTCGTAGGCCCACAGCTTGATGACCGGAACTCCGAGACGGCTGGCGTTTACGAATTCCCGCGTCCACGGCCACGTGCCGTAATAGAGTCCCATCAGGTAGCGGCAGTGGGCCTGGTCCCAGGAGAGTTCCTTCCACGGGTACGCGGCGCACCGGGTCGCCTGGTCGAGGTTGTGATCGATGCCCGGATACTGGTAGCCCTCGATCAGAAACGTGTCGAAGCCGGAGCCCGCGCGGGCTGCCCACTGGGAGGGTAGGTTGATGTACCGCAGCAGCTTGCAGTTATCCGGGTCGTTCACGTCCATCGGCCACAGCAGTTCGAAGATGGCCGAGGGGCACTGGGTTAGGACGTAGCCTTGGATCGCGGCGACATAGTTGTACAGGCGCGTCCGCAGGAAGTTCGCATCGCCGTAAGTGTTGACCGACGGATCGTCGTTTGGTGTGTGGAAGGTCGCCAGTGCGCGGCCGAGCGCCGATTGCGCGGCGGCTTTCGTGTCGGCGTCGTAAAACGCCATCCCAGAGGCGTTCGCCTGGAACCACCAGAGAATCTCACCGAACTGGAGCTTGGGCGTAAGGCCCGCCGCCAGCATTAAGCCAGCCATCGCGGCATGCGCCTGGCCCATGTAGGCCTGCGGTCCCGAACTGAAGGCGATCTGCGAACTGTTCAGCGTCCCGAAGCCGGTGGCGGTCTCGACCGGGGTACCGTCAGGGAAGCGCTGAACCCACACGGCGCCACCGGCGGGATTGTCCGGCGGCTGCACCAGTTCCTGCGAGAACGAGCAGACAGCGCTCATGCCGTTGGCCTTCAGCAGGGCGAAGAAGTCCGTGTTCCAGTCGCGGAAGGCCCGGTTGAGCACCGGCACCTGGGTCGGATCGATAACCCACTTCACGCCATACGTCCCGCCTTGCAGATCGCCGGCCACCGCCGCGTGGCCGCTGCCAGTATTGGATGCGGGCAGTTCCGTGTACACGTGAAACTGCCACCCGCTTGCGAACGAATGGGAGGTGATCGTGAGGACGCTGCCGGTGGCCGAGGCCCACACTCCATCGAAAATCGCGTTGGTGAAGTTGGCGAAGTGCCGCGCAATCGTGTTGCTGCTGTCCTGCCCGCCGAAGACCGTCTTGCCGATCGCAGAGCCGCCGATGTGCAGCCACACGACATCCTGATCGTTCCAGGTCCCCGAGAATGTGACCGTGCATTGCGGGTACGACGGATTCGACGCCACCGCCTGCTTCCACCAGAAGACGCCGCAGTAGTGATCGATCTCGCCGAGCAGCCCAAGCTTCTGGATGTTCCACACCAGCCTCTGCGGGGAGAGCTTGTACGTGTTGTCGGTGTCGAAGTCGGTAGCCACGCCAACAGCGGTGGTCGTGACCGCCGGATCTGGCAGGTCGCTCTTCACGGCGCATTCGAGAAAATCGAAATAGAAGTACCAGCCCTGGCTCGATGGGTTCTTGTTGCCCGAGAGCGTGATCACAACTTTGTGCTGACCGGCGGCGACGCCCGGGAACAGCAGGCGCCGCGTCTGGGACGTGGTCGCCAGCGGGTAGTAGCAGTCGAGCGTCACCGGCCCGCCGCCGTCGAGCGTGGCGCTCACGATTCCGCAGTTCGTGTCCAGCCGGGTGCCCACGTAGATGTCGTGCGTGGACTGGCAGTGCGTCTCAATGGTGACGCTGGCCCCGGCAGCCACCGCGCGGACCGCCCGCCCCTGGCTCCAGAAGGCGAACGCGCCGTTCACGGGATCGTTGCCGGGAGCTGGCTCCCAGTAACCCGACATGCCGACCCACGTGCTGTCTTCCTCGATACGAACCGATCCTGGCCCTGCCACCTTGAGAGCACGCTTGCCGGCCGGATTGCTGGTCACCGTCCAATTGGTGACCACCATCTTCCACTCGGTGGACTGGTAAGCCTGGCTGTTCGGGAGCGCGGGGGCGATGGTCCACCAAACCTTATCAACATTGCTCCAACCGAGCGCCGTGAAATCGATCCGCACGTGCCAGGACACGTTGTCGGAGGAGCCGCCGGACAAATTCCAATGGGCGGCGGTGAAGTACAATCGGCTGCTGCTGTTGTTATCCGTCTGGTAGAAGGCCACCATGTTGCCGTCGGCTCCCGGCGCGGCCGTAACGACCAACTGATTCGGTAATACCACTGCGGCGCTGAGCACGACCGGGCCGTTCTGCACCCAGTTCGTTCCGTTGATCTGGCCGGCGATGTTGTTCAGGGCGGTCGCGGCATTCGTGCCTGGGGTCAGCGATGCAGCCGCGGAGCCGTCCGAACTCGACACCGCCACTGGGCCCGCGATGCCGGCCTTCAAGGTAATCAGGATCTCGTTGTTGTACTGGCCTCCCACTGTGGCAGTGCAGTTTGGGTCGGAAGCGTTGATCTGCGCCGCTACGTTGGCCGCTATCTGCGCACTGTTCAACGATCCTTCGTAGCAGGAATACGTGACGCTACCGATCGTCACCCAGTGCTGGTAGTTCGACAGCGTGGCGCCGCCGGAACCGTCGGAGCTGGACACCGCCACGGGGCCGTACTTACCGGACCTCAGCGAAATGAAGATCTCGTTGCCATAGGCGCCTCCCGTGGTGCAGGAGCAATTAGGATCGGAGGTGTTGATCTGGCCGGCGATATTGCTGGCAACGCCAGCGCTGTTCAGGGAATCCTCGAGGCAGGAATAGGTGGCCGAACCGATCCTGACCCAATGGTTGTAGGCCGCGTTCCCTTGCCACCACAGGGCCTGGTCGGTAGTCCCCACCGAACCCTGCCACCACAAGGCCTGGTCGGTGATCGGATTGCCGGTAACGATCGCTGGGCTGATGAATGACTGATTCTGATACCAGAGCGTGACCTTGTCGCCAGCCTGCGGATTTGCCATGTTCAGCGTGAAGGTGGCCGACGCTCCCACGCGGCCTGTAGTGTTGCACGTGACCGTGATGCCAGGAGTGCCGATCCAGTTCACGTCGTTGTGGCCGATGCCGTTGATGGAGTAGTCGAGCGTGTTCCAGTCGGTCCACGCGCTCTTGAGCGATTCCCAGGCCTGAATGCCCTGCCACGTGATGTCGAAGTCGAGCACGAGGCCGGTGAGGTCGCCGTCGGGAAGATACGAGAACAGCGGGTGTCCGAACGGATCGTCTTTCTGGAACAGGACCAGCACTGCGAAATCGGCCAGATCGCGGAACACACCGGAGACGGTGAATCCAGTGTCGGACGCACCCCACAGTGCAGCCGACGCGCCGTAGTCGTCAAAGCCCTGCAGAGCCATCGTGCGATGCGGCTGCAGCTTGTTGATGGTATCCACCATTGTTGACAGCCTCGATCAGACTCGCTGCGGCGATGGCCATTGTCGGGCCGAGTATTCCGCTAATCACGAAAACTCCTGCTCTGACAACAACCTCCATCGGGACCGAGCAGCGCTTCGGAGTCGTCTCGGCGGCTAATATGAGAGCTTCGCGTTGTGCGGCGATATCCTAGAGCTCTATGCAGCCAACAAAGGTGCCTCACGCCCGGCTAGTTCTGCAGGATGCGATGTATGTCCGCGAGAAGCTTGAGAATGAAACAGGCCGCATTGAATGGCGACTGTTTTGGATCCTCGCCGTCGTTCTCCTTCGAGCCGTGGGGCACGTACTCGACAAGGTAGATGGAGCGGCTGATCCCAAAGTGAAGAAAGCGGCGAATGATTTACACCGCTCTTGGCGAACTGGTGCCGACCATGCAATCTTTCGCGATTTCATCGAACATGAGCGCAACAACATTCTGAAAGAATATGAGTTCGAGATGACGGAAGGCCCAGTTCCAATCATGGCTATCCTCCAGAGTCACGACGGTTTCGACGTCGTACGGCAATTCCTGATTGAGGAGAATATTTATCGTCCAATGTCTTCGGGTGCGTTCGAGGGAGAGGATGGCCGCACGCTCCTAGATGAGGCGATTGCATGGTGGGCTGCTCAACTTGAGGCGGTCGATCGGGCTGTCTTGTAGCCTCGATAGTGCTTGAAATCATGAATACAGAAAGACCGAGAGGCCTGCACCTGGAAACGTGTTTCCCACGGCGGTTATGCCAATCGACACTGCTGTGTTCGCCGGAATCTCGGTAAGCGTGCCGATCTGCGACGGTGTGGCCACCACCACGGTCTGGCCGGCGGGAATAGTCAAAGTGAGCCACGCGGCACCTCCCACGTAGATCGTGAACGTGATCGGCGCTCCGGTGGGCGCCGCCTGGACGTAAGCCTTCACGTCGCCCACGGTGACCGGGCGATTCAAATAGAGAGGCTGGGCGGCGTTGGACTCGATGCCCAACGTGCCCTGCATCTGGAACACCAGGCCCGCGACTTTCGAGAGTCCCTCCGCACCGAACACCCAATCCTCCCGGATCGGCGCGTCGCCGTCTGGTGACTCATTCCCATTGATATCCACGGTGAAACCTGCGATGACGAGGGTCTCGTCCACGAAATTGCCGGTGGGCATGTTGATCGTCGCCACCGCCAGCGGATTGGCGTTATCAAGAGAGGTCGTGTCGCAGGAATAGGGCCACGTCGGCTCCTCCACAATCCAAACGTCGCCGGGGTTGATGACCATTGGGAGGTCCCACGCGATGGCGGTTGCGGTGTTGGAGACGATCTTCCGCGGCGGCGTCCCGCGCGATGCTCCCTGAATTACCCGGACCAGATTGCCGACCTCGGCACCGGGCGTCATGCCGCCGGGATAGACGATGTTCTGGCAGCCGGAATCCGTGATGGATGTGGGGCTGGCAGAGTTCGACGCATCCGCGTTGAACCGGATGACGAAGCAGTCGCCCTCCTGCACGATGCCGTTCGGGTCGGGAGTGACGCCGATGGTGCCGGTGGTCTGGTCCCACGAGGTGATCCTCCCGCTGAAGAACGGCGTGGCGCTCTCCGGTCTGCCAATGATCGAGACTATGCGGCCGACCGGCGTGAACGAGGGATTGCTGGCCGGCGGCGCGCCCTTCAGGTACCCGGACACCAACGTCCCGGCCGAGACGCTGTCCACGGACGCGCCGATAATCCCGCCGTGAATCTCGTGCTTCGCCTTCAGCCGGACGCTGCTCACGTACGGCGACGGCAGCGCAAACGTTGAGCGCTGCAATGGCCCGGCAAAAGTGATCGTACCGGGCGTGTACACGGTGCCGTCGCCGGTTGAAGTGAGCGCGCCGCTTGCGATCACGCCGCCGAAGGTCCCGAGCTGCTGGCCACAGATCAGGTCGTCCTGCGCCGCCGCGAAGATCGCGTAATTCTTCAGTCCGGCCACGGCAGGCCAGACGACGTTGTTCAGAGTGATCGAGTACGTCGTCACGTTCGTGGGCGTCACCACGGGCAGCGGAACGATTGCGATGGCCATCGGCGCGGACGGCAGTCCATTGCTGTCCAGAGCGCACAGCGTGAGCCGAATCGTGGTACCGCCCACGAGCGACCCGCCGGTGGCGCTCACGGCGATGCTCCCGGCAACGGGTGCGCCGACGCCGGGACTGAACGTATTCGTCGGTAGCTTCCCTGTCACCAGCAGATTCGCCAGCATGCTACCGTCGGCCATCTGCGCGTAGGACTGGTTGGTGTCGAATGTCCACTCGCCCGGAAACAACGCATCGTCCGCGCGCGCCTGAATTTGGTAGGGCGCCCACGCCGGGCCGAACGGGATCGGGTAGAAAAGCGCCGGCAGCGGGGAGGGCGCCACATCTAGCGGCTTGGGCCCGACCGTCAGATCGTACATCGACGCCGTCACGGTTTTCGCCGTGATGTTGATCGACCAGTCTTTGTTGAGCCGCCACGACTGGATACGGAAATCGCCGGTAATGAACTGGAACGTTGCGTTGGACGAATTGGCTGGTGCCGGCGAAACAGCGAATCCCGTGACGGTCTTGTAGTCTGCCGACGTGAAGATCTGCGTCACGGTGCACTGCACACCGTTGATCAGCACCTCCTTGTTGACGATGAACGTGTCGAGCGCATCGCCCGTCAGGTTGCCGCACTGGCCGCTTGTGACGGAGCATGTGCCCTTCATGCCGGGCACATCGGGATGGGTGATCGAGACTACCTGCCCGACCTCGGTGCCGAGAGCCAGGATCGTCGTCTTCCAGGACGCGTTGCGGGCATTGCGCCACTCGGCCGCGTTGACGCCGCCGATCTCTTCACGCGTTCGCACGGCAGCCAGGCGAAGGGCCTGGGACAGCGTGGCGCATCCCACGAGATGCTGCCGCGCGGTCACCGGAGCCCCGGACCTCGAGTAGTATGCCGCGTGGGTCTTGTCCTGGTACTCGGCGGTGTTGGCCTGATACTGATACGCCTGGTCGGCGAAGTCGATGATGAGGTGCTCAAACGATGCGTCGACCGGCTCCAGCCGTAGGCTCTGGAAGAGGAAGTTGCCGATGGTGAAGGCGTCGGTTGCGGAGGCGTTGATCCGGCAGCCGAGCTTCAGCTTGCCGAACTCCCACGTGAAATAGCCCAGACCGCACGCCAGGATCTCCGTGAGCCAGTCGCGGAAGGGTTTCTGCTGCGCCAGCACGCCCTGAAACCGAAACTGCTTCTCCACGCCAAGCCCGAGGATCGGCGTCACCAGGTCGTCGGCAATCTCGGCAGTGCCGCTGCCGTCGCCAACGAATAGAGAAGGCAGCACGAACATCCCAACCTGAACTGTCGAGTTGGCTCCAGATGAACCGAGCGCGCGCAGCAGGCTGTTTACCGCGATCCAGAACGGATTTGTCAGGCCGGTGACCGCCGTGCGGTTGCCGTTCTGGTCCCAGGTCCAGCCGGTGAGGCCCTGCGCGATGGGCACCTGCATCTGGTGCTGGTCAGTGGTCGTCGGCTGAATCCCCGATTGATCCGTGCGCCGGATTTCGACGAACGCGGTGCCCGCCGCCGTTTCTGGTCCCCACACCTGCGGCGATCCCTGGCCGAGCGAGAAGGAATTCGACTGCGGATCGTTGCCGGCCACTTCGCGTAGCCCCATCGTGGGGTTGTCCGAGGTGACGTTGAGCCCGCCGTCGACCTTGAAGCCCTGCGGCGGCTGGCCGTCGAGCATGGGCGCGATGATGTAGCGGTAGCCGTCAGCGTTCTGGTAGACCAGCATGCCGGTATACCCGCCGATTGGGCCTGCGCCCACGATGCCCAGGGCGTCGTAGAAATCGGATTCGTCCCGGCCCGCCGCGATCATGCAATTGACCCAGAACGCCTTGCCCGGGTCGCCATCGTCGTTGCACCAGATCTCCTGGAGAGCGTTGCCCCAGATGGTGTCCGAGATGATCGAGGTCGCCGTCACCGTGCTTCGTCCAAAGCCCCACAGCCCGGTCGAGTTGTCCTTGATGACTACGCCCTGCGGTTCGGCGGGATGGCCGCCGAAGTAGGGAGTCATCCCGTGCGCCTGGCAGCCGTTGGTGGAATCGAAGTAGTAGTCGCAGGAAGCCGGGTCGCCGCCGTGACCGTGCGTTGCGTAGGGACAGTTCACGCCATCGCTGAAGGTTTTCCAGCACTGCCGCGAGATCGCGCGCGGCGGGTACATCTGCGTGATCTGGTACAGGCCGTCGCTGGCGCGCACGGTGAATTGCGGCGAGCCATCAGACACGAAACCGACGATGAACCCCGACCACAACTGGAGCAGGATGCCGGTATTGACGTGGTACAGCGACAGGTCGATGCTGGCGAACTTCAGATCCGTGTCGTTGGCGAGGGCGGTCATCGCGCGGTCGGCGTTTCCGAACGTGAATTGGACGTTGTCGGCGGTTCCCTTGATGTCCTGGGAGATGATGACATCCGAACCGGGCTCGCCCAGACCGAGCACACGTGGCAGGTATAGTTGGCCGCCGACCGTGCAGCGACGGTCCGAGAGATAGATGTCGGGTACGGCCTGCTCGCGCACGCGGATGTGGATCAGCGGAATGATTTGCTGGACCTGAGAAAGAAGCGCAGTTTGGAGCGTGCTGGACGGGAATCGCAGGCAGGTGGAATTGACGGGATAGCTGGGCGCGGCCGACGGATTGGGGACCTCTATGAAGTTGAACCCGACCTGGCAGGCGTTCGCCAGATACTGGATTGAGAGAGGCGCGTACTCCCAGGTCACCTTCGTGGAGCTGGTGGTCTGGTCGGCGTTCGGCACGTTGTAGGTGAAGGACTTCCAGGCACCTTGCAGGCTCTCCCAGAAGGAGACCAACGACGCGCGGTCGCGCATGCTGAGGTGTTGCCGGCGGAAGGCGAACTTGCGCGAACCGATGCCGACGGCGAATCTCTGTTCGGCTTTGGCGTCCAGCTCGCCGAACTGATGCACGACGACGGGACGCTCCTGGGTGAACCCGTAGCCGAAATCGCCGGTGAACGGGAACGTCAGGCCCGAATCGACGAGCGAGGGCACACTGATGCGGCCGATGGTGTCGGACATGGAGGTTGGGGACTACGCAACTTCTGCGAGTTCGATCTGCGGCACATCAGTGCGCAGCAGGCCGGTATTTTGCGACCAGGTGCCACGGAACACGACCGTGTACCGGCCTGGCGTCGAGTTGCCCGAGGGATCGTAGGCACCTTCGGCGAGGTTGTAGAACAGAAACGGCACCACACCGCCCTGCTGACCGTCCCAGAAGGCCTTTAGGGCGATTGCGCCTGCGGCGGTTAACCGCTGTGCAAGCTTGAACGTTTTTCGCGATGTCTGCGCAAGCTGCGACCGCTCAGCGCTCCCATCGTGGTACTGGGCTTGGAGTTGGACAAACTCGCGCGATTCCGAGAAGGCGGTACAGAGCGCAGAAGGCATCACACCGCTCGGTAGCACTGTCAGGATATTTCCCGGCATTTTCGAATGGCCAATGACGATTCGCAGACAGCACCCGGCCAGGCGTGCATCGTTACAACACTCGGCGGATAATTAGACGTTCGGGCAAACCGTTCAATCGCGAGGAGCGTTCTATGCCACTTCTGATCCCTCCAGAGACTTGCAAGATCCTCGAGAATGTCGATGCGGGGTTGCAGCCACTTGCTGAATTCGAACTCGCAGACCAACTCTCGGTCGTGCTCAACGACGCTGGGCTTTCTTCGAACGAACGCAGGGGAGCGTCCGCTGAATGGGCAGCATTCTTCTTTCGGGCGCTCGGCGACGAAAACGCCGGCCCCTGGAACACCTATTACGGTCCAACACTTACCGCCAGTAACGCGCAAGGGCACCCAGTTTATATACCAGACCTCGCTCAAGTCGACACGGAAACAGTAGCCCACTGGGAGCAACGCTCGACCGCCGCAAAGCACCCCATTCTTCGCGCTCGATACGCGGACTTGGTATGGGACCTCAAGCCGCACGCGATCCAGCAACGGGCAGACGTACAGTTTGCACGCATAGCCATCGATGCCTACATCGACGCCATCCGCGCAAGGTTGTACAAACATTCAGTTTCCTCCGTGCAATCCCTCCAGCGAGCATTAGCTCTCGCGCTGATCACGAAAGATTCGGCACGCCTACAAATGTGCAAGGGGGTGATGCTCGTGAGTTTCGATGCAGTAACCGAGTCACGGGAGTTCGGGAACTGGACAATGGTTGTTGATAAAACCCTTCGCAACAAGAAGCTCGATCTTACCCAGGAGGAAACCGCACGCTTCGTTACCGGCCTCGAGCGACTCCTGGCGGCTTGCACGATCGCAGGAAGTCCCCAGTTCGACCCGTGGGCCGCAGAAGCCGCAGCTACGGTACTCGCTTCACACTATGACCGCACCAGCCAAAAAGACCAGGTCCATCGCGTCATCCGTGCCTATGGCACCGCGTTCGAGTATATCGCCGCAAACGCGAGCGCGACGTTTGCCATGGGGTGGCTTCAGCCGATCTTCGACGAGTACCGATCCCGCGGCATGACAGCCGATGCAGACCGGGTATTGCAGGCTTACACAGACAAGGGCAAGCACGCCGCCGACGACCTCAAGAGCATCCACGCACCTATCGAGATTCCTGAAGCGGAGTTCGAGAAGTTTCTCGACGCGATCAGCGAGGGCACTGTCCCCGAGTGCCTCGCGAGAGTCGCAGTCCGATTCATACCCAAGGCCGGGAAGATCAGGGACCTCCTCCAAGAGATGCTGAGTCGCACGCCGATTCTGGCACGCATCGAAGTAACCCGAATTGTTGACGGCCACTTCGCCGCGCAGGCCGGGTCAATAGAGACCGACCCCGATGGGCGACTCATAATGCAACTTGCGCAGTACATCGATGGTGAGGATCTCTTTCTTATCCCGGCCCTTGAGAGAATACGGCAAAGGCACCAGCCTGATGCTCGGACAATCCTATCCGTCTTGGAGGCATCTCCCATTTTTGACCCGGAACGGCGCGCGCTACTCGAAGGTGGCATACAGGCCTACCTGGCTGGAGATCACGTCAAGGCTATCCATGTCTTCATACCGCAAGTGGAACACACGCTGCGAAGACTTCTCACTCTGCTGGGAGTGCCGACCCTCAGAGCGGGCAGAAGTGGCCTCATGCAGGTTAAGAACCTCAATGAGATTCTGCGCGAAGCTGCGATTCAAACTGCACTGGGAGAGGACCTGCAGCTTTACCTTTTAACGCTTCTTGTCGATCAGCGCGGCCAGAACATCCGAAACATGATCTGTCATGGGTTCGCTAGTCCCGTACACTTTAACCAGCGGGTGGCGGATCGCATGCTCCACGTTCTACTAACCCTGTCACTGGTCCGAGAAAGGACCAGTCCGAATGCGCCGACATCTACTTTGTAGCGTCATGCGATCACCAGCCCCGGCTGCTGAATGATCGCTGAGTTCTGCAATCGCCCGTTGCTGGCTGATGCCGCGCTCGACCACTGGGACTGAACGAACTCCGGCGTGACGACTTGGCCGGCCACGAACTGCGCGGCACCCTGGCCAGCAACGTTCACCTGCAACGTCATCGGGCCAGGAGCGGGATACGTGCCGGTCGAATAGCCGCCTGCCACCGGTAGGTTGCTCTGGAACGTGTACGGCGTACCGTTGACATAGGTCGCCTGCTGGTAGAGCTTGCCGCCCATTTCCGCAAGACTCCCCGACTGCGGGGTCGTGGCCGACAATGGCATCTTCTGCCCCGTGGATTCCGAATAGAGCATCAGCATCTTCCGCACGTCCGGATCGCGGACCGCGATGCTTACGTGGCCGGCGTATTTCTGCTGCGCGATGCCAGCGATCTGCTTGGCCATCGAGTTGTCGATGCTGATGGAGTAAAGCTGCTTGACCAGCCGCTTGGCCTCATTCTCCGGGGACTCAACTCCGAACACCTTTTCCCCGACACCGGCCAGGAAGCCCGCGCCCGCGCCGATTGCCGCGCCGAGCGGACCGCCAATCTGCTCCCCGATCAGCGCGCCTCCGGCGGTGCTTTCCGCGATACCACCCCACGTACCGCGCTGCGAGCCGAACAGGCCGTTCATCGCGAGCATCATTCCGGCGGCACCGGCGGCAGGCGATTTCGCGACACCCTGTACGCCACCCGAGAGCCCGCCACCGGCGTCGTCAAAGACCTTCTGGTTCCATACAGTGCCTTTCAAGTTCTGAAGCGTCTTTGAGAGGCCATCTTTGGAGAACAGGCTGTAGACGCCCGACGTTCCGCCCTTCTGGCTCGCACCCAGGATCATGCCCAGGGGATTCATGTTGAAGCCGGAGTGCGTAATGGGAAGGTTGAAGATGTCGGCGGGTGGAACACCCGATGCGCCAGGACTGGCCGCGCCTCCGATGCTGATCGGAATGGACGCCCCCGGTCCAGTACCACCTGCGCCGCCCGAAACAGAGCTACCGCCAGCCGCCGGAATCGAAATCGCCGGAAGCGAGATGCCGCCTGGGATGCCGGTCGGCGCGGCAATGGCGGGCGCACCCATGCCCATCGCAGCCGCGAAAACAGCCGTCAACGATGCAATCGCCATCGAGTTCTGCGCCGTGACTGCTGTATTCAGATCGGTAGCCGCCTTGATGGGGTCCTGCTTGCCGGCGCCGAAGATCCCTTTGAAAACACCCGCGATCCCGCCGTGCCCGTCGCTGCCATATATCAGAGGATGGATCGCACCCGCTACCATGCCTCCCAGACCCTCCGTGATCGGCTTGAGCACAGCCTCGCGAATCGTGCCGGCAAGCTGCTTCCCAAATTCCTGCGGCTTCGTAAACAGCGTATGGAAGAGGCCCGAGGAGACCTTCTGCAACCCGTCGATCTCCTGCTGCAACTCCTGTACCCGCTTTTGCGCGATTTGCGCGCGCTTTTCTTCGAACTGATCCTGAGCCTGCGCCAGGTCCGTGTAGAGGCCCTTCTGCGCCTGCGCCGCCAGCACCGCCCGCTTCGCGGCATTTTCCTCTTTCGAGATCCGCACCGCCTCGATGCCCGCCAATTGGACAGCCAGATCGACTCTGACTTGGTAGGCTTGTTGCGCTGCGGTCTGTTCCTTTCGAGCCGACCGCTCGCGCTTTTCGGCCTCCGACATCGCCATCGGCGTTTCCTGGCCCGCGGTCAGTTCCGCCATGCGCCCGGAGCGCGCCGCCCGGCGCCGCAGCTCTTCCCGCTGTGCCTGCACACCGATGTCTTCAATCCGTTCCTGGGCCGCGAACCCCTCTTCCCACTCTTTCATCTGCTGCTTGCTGGGCATCATCAGCATGGCCATCTTGTGCGCCCGATCCGCGGCCTGCTTCTGGTCGTACTTCTCGAACTCTTCCCACGCCTTCTTCGATATCACCGACGCCTGCTCATCCGCCGACTTCCGGATGGCTGCTATCTCCGCTTCCGAAGCCTTCACCTGCGTAGCCTGCTTGAGCAACAGATCGCGCTGGTAGTAAATCTTCTCGATGGCCGAGAGGTCTGCTTCGTCGCCCTTCTTGGTGAACGCCGAGGCTTCCGTCGTGAACTTCTTCCGTTCCTGCTCGAGGTCGAGAGCCCCTTTCAACCGCGCCTCGTTGCGCTGTGCGGCGGCGAGGCTCTTGCCGATGTCGGTGGCCTCGGATTTGGTCAACGGTTTTTCGGGGTCGCCCTCGAACAACTCCTTCCGGTACTTCTCCACATCCTTCTTGGCCTGCTGGTACGCCTGCTCCAGCCCATCGTGAGTGGCGAAGAACTGTCCGCGCAGCCCGTCGATGTACTGCTTGCCCTGTTTCAGTTCGGTGCGCCGCGTCGCCTTGCCGGCCGCATTGAGCAACTGTTGGAGGCTGTCAATTTCCTTGTGGATCTGGTCAGCCTTCTTCATGCGCGCAAGTTCGTCTTCCGTGGGTGCGATAGCTTGCAGGATGCCGAAATCGCCTGTGAGTTGCTGCTCCTGCCCCCGCAGCGCTTCCATGCGCTTTAACGTGGCATCGCGGTTGCGCATGATCTCCGGCGCCTGCCGCTCCATGTCGGCCTGCTGCTTTCGATGCGCGCTCAGCGATTCCTTTGCGCCGATTCCGCCCGCTGCCCAAATCTGGCGCGCTTCCTCTTCCTCCTGACGTGCCCGCTCGTCATCCCCGGCGGTGCCGACGTTGTCGAGGAACCACTTCACGCCCGCGCCGATCCATTTGATGGAAACGGAAAGCGTGGTGACCAGGCCCTCCTTGAACTTGCGCATCAGGCCGTCCCACTTGGTCTCCAGTTCGGCCACGTCGCGCTGGTATTCCGTGAAGCGCCGGATGTCGTCCTCGGTGGGGCCGAAGCCTTGCTCCCTGGCTATGCGCAGGTTCTCGGTCAATTCGGTGATCATCGGCACGGCTTCGATGCCTGCCCGCTTGAAGATGTCCATCGCCGCGCGGTTACGGTCGATCGCATCCGGAAGGCGATTCAGACCCTCCCCGAGTTCCTGGAGGATCTCGGAGGTGGGGCGCAGGTTCCCGAGCTCGTCGCGAGTGGAGACGCCGAGGCTGCGCAGCGTGGTGCGCGCCTTCTCGCCCTCGCTGGTGTTTTCCGTGAGGGCGTTCGTCAGCCCGCGCATCATGCGCTCGACGAGAGAGATATCCTGACCGACGGCTTTCGCCGCGAAGCTGAACTGGCCGACCTCTTTCGCGGTGAGGCCGGTGCGGAGTTCGGCATCCTTCACCCTCACGCCGTATTCGCCCAGGCTTTTGGCCGCTTCCCATCCGGCAGTGGCGACCGCCGCGAGCGCGGTCGCGCCGATGGCAAGGCTACCGCCCATTGGCCCGATCTTTTCGAGGAGGCCTGTGGCCGCTTCCTTCGACGCGTTCAGCGGATCTCTGAGGAAGCCCTCTATGTTCCGGCCGAGAGCCTGAAAGCTCCCGCCGGACTTGCCGCTCTCGACGTCGATCATCTTCGCGTAGGAGGCAGTAACGCGGTCGATCATGCCCTGCTCATCGCCGAGCTTTTTGATGATCCGGTCGCGGTCGGCAATGAGACGGTCCACGCCGGTCTTGCCATAAGCGGCCGCCTGCTTTTCGATGGACTGCGTAAGCCGCTCCATGGAACTCCGGGAACGGTCGTTCATCTTCAGCAACATGTCGGCCATCCGCTCCAGCGACTTCTGCATCTTGTCGCCGGAACCGATGGTCTGTTTCTCCCAGCCCTCCACGGCCTGGTTGGCCTGCTTGATAGCAGTCAGCACGCTGCGCGGATCGACGTCGAGGACGATAGATTCCTGGTCTGGCATCTATGCCGCCTTGGCGACGCGCACGACCCGCGCCTGTTTGAGGACCGCCAGCACAATGGCGTTCAGCGCAAGCCGGTCCCTGGGCGAAACACCGAACTGCCGCTCGCGCAGATTATTCACGTGCGCGATGCGATCCGCGTTCGGATCGACAAAGCCGATCACCACGCGGTTCTCGCTTGCGCTCTTGACCTTGAGCGAGCGCATCGTGCGCCCGGTCCAGAACCAGTCGCGGAACGGTTGCAACCCGCGCGCCGCCTTGTAATCCGGATAACCGCGATGGCCGTTCCTGCCCGGCTTGAGTGGCCGCGCCTCCGCGTCGCTCACGTTGACGGCTTTCCGGATGCGCGCGGAAATGCTGTCCACGAGAACGGTCCCGATGGTCTGCATGTCCTCGGCGGTGAAGGGCCCCAGGACCCACCGGGCGCGCGTGATCTTAGGTTGGAAGGGCATAGCATTCCTCTAAAATGAAGGCGTGAAGAACATTGCGGAAATCAAAGCGGCTTTCGATCTGACGGGCATCATGCAGCATTATGCGAAAGGCGAACACAAGGACAAGATCGGCCTCCAATACGACGTCCTCGCGTGGATTTTGTGCGATGGCGAGAGCGCGGAACCGTTCGAATCGTTCTTGGACATCGGCCGGAAGTTCATGGAGAAGAACAATGCGACAATTACCCGCGTGATGCCCGATGGCCGGACCGAGCAGGGTGCCGATTTCCGGCGAAAACCAAACACGTAAATGGGGACGATGGAATGCCGCAATCACACGATTGGCGGTTTCTGCGATTGCTCCCGCTGATACCGTTCGCGTTCTTCCTTCAGGATCTGCAACCCACGGACCTCTTCCGCGGTGACGTCGCTCCAGGGAATACTGAAGTGCGCGGCGTCGAACTCCAGTTCCAACAGCCGCTCAAAGAGGCGGCCGGCGTTGGAATGCGTCCGCGCGTAATCCAGATCGTCCAGTTTGCAGTGGGCACAGCGGTTCACCATGAATTGCCAGCCGCCGCACTGCGGGCAGGCGCCAGGCGCGTTGGTGTCCTCCACCGTTCGAACCACGCCGCACTTTCCGCAGGCGACGTCGTTGGCGTCGGGGCAGCCGCGCGGGCCGTCCGCACCGCCATCGCACAACTCGCACGCGCGCACCGAACGATGGATCAATAACCGGAGAGGGACCGGCGCGGGCCACTCATCCGGCGCTAAGAGTTTGGGTCGAGCGCCGGGTCGAGGTCGTCGATGGCCTGCACCAACTCCACGGTGACCGCCGACTTGTGATGCGGCGGGACATCCGCCGGCTTGAACGACTCCGCGTATCCCTCGATTTTGCCGGCGACCGAATCATACAGATCCACTGCCGGTTCAATCCGGTATCGCAACTCTTCCTGGCCGTGGGGGAGATCGGTGGAGGAAACCACCGTGCGCCGGTACACGGTGATGTCCCGCTGCGTCGGGATTTTCACCGTGTGGACGGTCGTTCCAAACGGCGTCTTCAATGTGACCTGGTACTCGTCGCCGGCCCGCTGGCAATCGGCTACCTCGCAGTACGTCAGTTTCGAGACGGCGTTCCCCGCCTCGAATTCGTCGAACTCCGCGCCGCCCTTGTCCAGCCGGATCTGGTTGAACAGGTCGAGGTCGGCCTTCGGATTCGGCACGAATTCCGTCTGCGATTTCCGCCGGCCAATCGTGCGCCGGATCGATTTCTGCTGGGCCAGGCGGTCCAGCATCTCCTGGCTGGTCGGCAACCGCACCATCGCAGTTTTCGGCGGGTTTGGCACCCGGATCGTAATGCCCTCGGCGGGAATGTCTCCGTACATACCGTTCTCCTCTTTCCTACTGCGCGATTCCTGCGATGCCGCAAAGCGTCGTCACGGACATCACCGTGTTCTGCGAGTTGCTGTACTGCGGCGCGCCCGTTACCGTCACGGCCACGATGCCATCCGCCTCCGCATTTTCCGCGACCTGAAATGCCATCTGCGGGAACGTGAACGTCACCGAGTTGTTGGCGTCGTGCTGCACGCTGAGCGTCGCGGTCCCGGTGGTCTGGCTCACCAGCGTGTTGTACTCCGGTGATCCGGCAAGCAGCCGGGCGGTGAACTGGAACGACGGCACGCGCGCGCCCACTTCCATCCGGCCGCGCACCTGCAATCCGTTCTGCAAGCCGGATCCGGGGAAGAAGCCTGCGTTCAGCAGGAGGTTATTCTTCCAGCCCACCGATCCTGACAGGATGCGTTTCGTCGCGACGTAATCGACGCCGTTAACTGAGAGCGTCATGCCCGCCGCGAGCATGTTGTTTTCGCTGGTGAGCGCGGGGACGGTAATGCCGCTCGGCGTGGTCAGCAGCCCGGAGCCGACCCAGTTGACCGTCAGCTTCGAGGACGCGCGGCCGGGCCCGTAGGTGAACTGGTACGTGAAATCTTCAATGGCGCAGCCGACGTACAGGTTGTCCACCGCGCTGCCGCCGCCTTCCGCCACCTGCTCGACGATTGAGAAATACGGCAGTTCGAGCGTGGTTCCCGGATTGATCGGCAGGATCGTGTACGTGTAGGGTGCTGCCGAACCGGTCTGCGCCACGTTGCCGAGACCGAACGCGCAGGCCCAGGTCACGAATTCCGCGCTGGCGTATTTCTCGATGCGGTTGGCCACCTCGTAGTGCGATGGGAAGGTCTGCGTGATGAATTCATGCCCCTTGCCGATTTCCGCCGCATCGTTCTCAAAGATCGGTTTCGGCGTCGTCAGCACCGTGTCCAGTTTCTTCAACCGCAGGAACGTGGCGCCTGCGGCCGAGATGCTGGCCTGCTTACCTTTGCCAAGCCCGAGGATGAGTTGCTGAATTCTTGCCGGCATCCTTTACTCTCCTTTGTATTGCTCGTATCCGAGGCCCATCAGCGGAATCATCGCCGCTGGCACGGCGTCCACTTCCTGGATATCGCCGGTGTGCGGGTGCCGGAGCTTCACCTTTCCGGGCGCGGGCGCCGGGATCGCCGCGGACTCCTGTGCTTCCACCTTTTCTATAGCCGCCTGCACATCGGCAAGTTCCTGTCTCAGATCTGCCATCAGTTGTCTCCAATCTCCGGAATGACGAAAGCGCCCGCGAACCTATCCTGCAGGTCCTCGTCGAGCGCGTGGGCCACGCTCGGCGTGTCCATGATGTCGAGCCCCGGATAGAGCTGCATGTACCGGATGTTGACCTGGCTGCCGGTTGGCGGCTTGTTGCAAACGATCCACCACAGGTCTTCGTAGCCGACCGGATCGGTCAGTCCCGCCGCGTTCCCCATCCGGAAATACACATTGAAGCGGTGCTTCCAAATGGTCTGGCCATTGAAGTTGCCGCCAAGCGTGCCATCCCATGCGACCAGCATCGACGGCGCGGCCATCTTATATATACGTTCAGCCAGCCGGTATTCCTGGCCCAGCCGGTAGTGGAAAGCTGCAATGCGACCGTCCATTGCAGCGTTCAGATCCGTAATTGCCAGAAGGGTGCTCGCGATGGCGTCCGTAACTGGAGCGGGATTCAGCATTTATGTGGTCCTCAGCTTCAGAACCGCGCCGCCCTGCGTATCAACAGAGACTTCCTGCACGGCGTAGATCGTGCCGTTGATGGTGACTGTGTCCCCGCCTCGCGGTGGCGGTGCGATGCCGGCGAACCGGACAAACAACCGGACCACAGCGGTGCCCTGGACGCTGCCTGGAACGTAGTCCTCGGCCATCGCTGGAGTCTGAATGATCCCAGTGATCTGCTGCGCTCCGGAACCATCCTGCGGATTAAACGTAACCGGCGTGCCAAAGGTGGCGATGCACGCGGTGTCCATCGCGTTGACGAGATCGGACCAAGGCATAAACTACCCAGCGGGATACGTCCACGACGGCTTGTTCCAATAGGAAACGATCAAGCCCTCACCCGCGATCGCAGCGTCGATCCAGTAGTCGGAAAGATCTAACGCGTCCGAGTCCGTGCTGGCCCACACCTCGTAGGAGTCATCGACGCCGCCAGCCGAATTGGGCCAGAGCTCTTTGATGACTCCGGCCAGCGTGTTCTTGTTGACAGCGGCAGTGCCGAAATACATCTTGCCGGTCAGCCCCGCGATCACCTGCACGCGGATGCGGCAGCACGGCGTGCGCGTAGCCGCCAGGTGGACCGGCGTACCAGGAGTGGGCACGTTCACACGGCCGAGCGAAGTCGGCGTCATAACCAGGCCAGCACGTCGAAGTGCTTCGCGTTCGTGACGGTCACGACCACGTTCGTCGCGGTGTGGGTGCCATACGTTACGGTGCCGCCGTCCGTTGGGATACAAAGCACTCCGGCCGGCACCGCGCCCAAGCCGTGGGCGACATTCTGACTGGCTCCCGTTCCCGCCTGCTGACTCGCGAAGAACAGCTTTTGCAGCGACAGAAACACGCCCTTCAATTTCGGGTGGGGGCCGTTGCTCTGGAACTCTGGCGCGTTGACCGGGACCTTCTTAATTTCGACCATACGCTTTCTCCTTTCTGGTCTTCGCCGGGACGGCGGCTTTGTCGGCGTGCTCTGTCGGTAGCGGGGCCCGCCCCGACTTGGCCAGCGCCAACTCCAACTCTGGCCACGTGCCGATCCGGCGCTGCTCGTACATCTGGCGGGCGCGCGCCATCTGGAATTTGTCTGTGGACTCCGGAGGGGGATATTCGTCGCCCGTGGCAGGCGGCGTGAACCCGCCCGCAAGCGGACGCAGCACGTACAGCGGCGGGACGCCGTTCCGGATCAACTGCGCCCATTGTGGTCTGCGATGGAACATGATTACACCGCCGAGATGACGTTGTTGAAGAAGAAACCGCAGTCCTTCGAGACCACTCGCATATCGAATGCAGCATCGATCTCGACGCGGTCCGAACCCAGGTGCTCCATCCGGAACGTTTTGATGCGGACTCCCGCGCCGCCGGTCGATCCGATCATGCCGGTCCAGTTAAAGGTGTATCCGGCGCTCGGCGTCATCAGCCCGGCGTTGCGAGGCCGGTAGAAGAGAGCCGCGCTCGTGCCGCCGATGAAGGCGTTCGATTCCGTGGCGCCCTCGGCCGCCGTGTTGTACACCGCGTCCATGACGAGGACCTCTTCCAGTTCGAGGATCTCGGCGATGATGCGGCGCGTGGCCATGGCCGGGTTCGGCGCGGTCTGGCCGTACTTGGTGCGGTCAATGAAGTCGGGGTGATCTACCAGCTTGTCGAACACCGGGCGCGAGAAGACACCGATGTTGGGCACGAAGCCGCCGGAGTTCAGACGCGCCTGGGTCTTGGCGTGCCGGATGTCCGTGATCGGGCTGGCTGTGGCGTAATCCCAGAACGCCACGTGGGTGCTGTCGGAAGCAGCTTGGCCCGCCAACTCGCCGGTCCACACACCGCTCTTGAAGAAGGCTCCGGCCCACACGTTCTCGCGGCGGATGAGCGCCTTGTTGGTCAGGAAGATGGTCGCGTCGCGATCGGGTGAGAGCGGCGAGTCGCTGTTCGCGCGGATCTGGTCGTCCACATCCTTGTGCAGCGCCCACACGTCGCAACTGTACGTGCCGGTCGAATCGAGCCCATATCCGGAGCCCGCGGACTCGGTCGCGAGCGCGCGCTTCTGCATCTCGTCGCGATTGAAGTCGGCGCGCTTGTAGGTGTAGTACAGGTCGCTTTTGCTTTCGACGGGAATTCCAGGGAAGGCGCGGTCGGCGACGAATTCGACGCCGGCCGCCTCCTGGCTGTACGCCACCGAAACGTTGGTCAACGGGCGGTTCACGTGAACGTCGCCCAAAGTCGGTTGAGGCATTTACGTTTTCTCCTTTTCTGTGGATTGGGCTGGCTGCCGCTTACAGCTTGCCCTTCTGCTGGATGAGCGCTGGGATGATGACTCCGGCGGCGCCGGTCGCCAGCGCGCGGCCCAGGATCTTGTTGCCGGTGGTGGCGGTGACCGCCTTGCCATTCACGTCGGTGGCGAGCAGGTCGCCGGCAGTGACGCCCGCCGCGCCCACCACCAGTTTGCTGACGCCGAGAATGCCGACCTCGCCGTATACCCCAGCGCCGTTCGGCTTGTCCTGGAGGATGCCCTCCGCATCGCCGCCTGCGGAAGGCAGCGCGAGTTGCCCGTTCGCGTTCACCGCGACGAAGCAGAACTGAGAAGCGCTCAGATCCGCACTCGCGGGAGCGCCGATAGTCCGAAGAGTCTGTTCGTAAGCCATTTTGAATTTCTCCTTTCCTCGAGGTGCTTACCGCGCCAGACGGACGCCCGCCGCTTCGAGCGTGGCGATCAGGCCCTTGGCGTTGTGCTGCGCACGGAAGGCGGCGTATGCTTCGGGATGGTCTTCGAGCATCTGGGCATAGGCGCGCTCCTTGGTGACCTTGGCCGTGGTCCCAGAGACGTAGAGTCCAGCGGTAGCCTGGCCCCGGTTCTGGCGTGCGAACGAAATGGCCTGCGCCTCCAACTCCTGGACGCCGCCTGCGCCAGCATTCGGATTCACGTGCGAACTGATCATGCGGCTCTCGCTTTCCGCGACGCGGGCAGCGGTCAGCACGTCGCTGACCTCCGCGACGCTCAGATACTGGCCGGCGGCGTTCTTCCGGGTCAGGAACTCCGCGGCCTTTTCGGGCTGGCCGGCCATCTTGCAGAGCGCGGCGATGGCCTGAATGTCGGATTCGGCGCGCATGCCCTTCAGCGGTTCGCCGCTAATCGCCGCGACGCCGGCAGCTTTCTTCTTGCCTTCGTCTTTGGGTTTGTCCTCGGTCATGTCGTCATCCTTGTCGTCGTCCTCGGCGGGCGGCTTGGCATCCACCGGATCCGGCTTCTTTTTGGCCTTCTTTTCCTCGGACTCGCCGTCCTTCTTCGCGGCGGCGGCCTCGGGCTCAATCTGTGCCATTGCTGATTCTCCTTTCGTGAGATTTGCGGCTCCCGCCGCCTTGAACGTTACGCCTGCGCCGCCCAGTAACTGGCGCAGCGCGTTCATGGCATCGTCGAACATGCCAACCTGATCGGCCAGCAGCGGCAGGGCGTTGTCTGCCCATACCACCGCCGCTTGTGTTGCGACGATGTCTTTCGTGCCGGCCTTGCGATTCCGCGCTACGGTCTCAGTGAAGATGCCGTACTCGCGATCCACCTCGTCCTGAATGTCCGCGCGCGCCCGTTCGGAAAGCGGCTGATGGGGGTTGCCATCCACCTTGCGCTCGCCCGCGAAGACGTAGGTGTATTTTGCGCCGAGTTCCTTGTCGAACCCCGATTGGTCCACGTGCAGCGCATACACGCCGACGGAACCGACGGCGCCCGTCCGGTTCAGAAATACCCGGCTGGCAGAACTGGCAATCGCGTAAGCCGCCGACAGCGCGATGTCGTTCGCGACCGCGTACACGGGCTTGATGCCCCGAATCGAATAGATGTAGTCGGCCAGGTCGAAGCACCCGGCAGTCTCGCCGCCGGGCGAATCGATATCCAGCAGGATCGCGCGCGCGCCGCCGTCATCGACCGCGCCGGCTATCTGGCGCTGGATCTGTTCGTAGGAGCTGCACCCGCTCCACGCGGACATGAACGACTCCTTCTTGAGGAGCACTCCCTGAACTGGGATTACCGCAATTCCGTCCACGACGGCGTAATCCCGCTCACCGCCCGCTTCCATGTAGCGAGCCATCAGCGTGGCCGTCGCATCCATGCGGACTCTTCGCGCCCAGATCGCGTCCGGGTCGATCCCCAACCGCGGACCGATGGCCTTGATGATCACCTCCAGCTTCGGCGGATGGATCATCAGCGGGCAGTTGATGAACCGCGATGCAACGTGAGTCAGATGCGTCACTGAACACCCACCTTGTCGGCCTGCGCGTCCTTCTCGATTTCGTCCTCGGTGAGGCCTGCGTTGCGGCCCGTCAGCACCTTGCGGCCATCGGAGTCGTAGGAGAGGCCCAGCTTGTCGGCGCGCTCGTTGTCGCCCTGCTGCTGCGCATCGATCACCGCCGCGTCGTAGCCCTGCGCGGCGCACTCAATGGAGCGAGTCGAAAGCCCGTCGCGAATCGCGCGCTCGGCAGCCTTCATGTCCTTCTCCGGATCGACCCACGGCCAGCCAGGCGTGACCCACTGCGCCGCCTCGAAAGGCTCCGGGTCCTTGTCGTAGGCGTTCAGAAGTTCGATGCCGAACACCATCGCGAGCATTGCCTCCCGCAGCCACCGTCGATAAATCGGATGGCAAACCTGGAAGATGAACACCGAATGCTGGTACTGTTCGCACTTGCGGCGGAACTCCAGCAGGCCCGCGCGAATCGAGGAGTAGTTGATCCCCGAGAGATCTCCGCTGATCTGGTATTCTGCGAGGCCCGCGCCGCTGGCGAAGGCCTGTAGGCACGCGCGGACGAACGCCTTGTAGTCGCCACTATCCTTGGCATCGGCAAACTGGACCTCTTCGCCGAAGCCCAGAACCGGGAACGTGCCCGGCTCCAGCTTGCTGATCTGCGTCCCCGGGTCGGTCTGACTCTGCCCGTTCGCGGGTTGATCCGGCGTCATCACCGGATTGTCCGGGCTCACCTGCTTGATGAAGCCGGTGATCATGGCCGAGATTTTCTTGCGCACGATCTCGGCGTCGGTGTACTGCTCCAGTTCGTAGAGCTTCGCCAGAACGGTGGTGAGCCACGGCTGGCCGCGGAACTGGCCCGCGCGGATCGGCTTGTACACGTGCAGCACATCCGCCGCCTGCACGCGCTCCACCTGGAGCGCCTCGAGCGGATAGAACATCGTCTCTCCCGGATGCGCTCTCCAGAAGTGGTAAGCCGCCCGCCGCCCATCGGGGCGGAACTCGACTCCGCACCGCACCCGGTTCGCATCCGGCACGTCCGGCGCGGGCTGATTGCGCCACAGCGGCAACTGTTCCGCTTCGATCAACTGCAACTGGAGCGGCACCGCCAGGCCCTCTTTCGGCGCGCGCGGCCTGAAGCGGACAAAGCATTCGCCAGCCTCCATCACTTCGCGCGCGATGATCATCTGCTGGCCGTAGAAATCCGTCTGGCCGGACGCCGGGTTCTTCGGGTCGTACTCGACGTCCGACTCCCGAATCCACCGCGCCCACTTCTGCCGGATCACTTCGCGGATCTGCTCGTCCGGGTGCTGCGGGATCAGCCGGATGCCTCGTCCGATGGCGTTCGCCACATACGAATCCACCGCTCCCGCCGCCCAGGCGCTGTTGCGCACGGCGTCGCGGTTGCGGGTCAGCAGTTCCAGCCCGTGCGAGAACAGGAGCGTGTTGAGGCCCAGGTAGCTGGGATTCCATCCGTAGCCCCGACGCCCTTTGCCCGCCGCCTCGAAAGGAGTGGTTCCCATGGCCTGGCGCACGGGCGGCGCAATCGTCATCTGAGCAGCTCTACGGACGAGGTTCATTGCGCTCCACCGAGATCAGCATTCCAAGCCACACCGCGATCCCACCGCCGACGATTGGCCCCAGTGGGTGATAGATCATCCAACAGCCGCACACGACTGCTCCCATGCCGCCGAAGAACAGGGACTTTTCGAGCACCGCCGGAGTTCGCTTCCGGCACGCCGCCGCGAGAAGTCCGCCACCGCGCCGCACCGCCGCAACCGCGCGGGCCGGCGTGGACCGCGCATGCGGCTTCCGCGCCGCCGCTGCAATGGCCTGGAAGGGGTTCTCTTCCACGCTCAGTGTCCCCATCCGCTTCTCGTGTAAATCCGGACTTGCCGAATCTGCTGCGGCCCGGTCTGCTGCGCGATATCGTTGAGTATCAGATTCCGGAGCTTGATGTAGTCGTCCACGGAATCGAATTCAAAGTCGCGATCTTGAAACCGGATGCGCTTCGCCCCTTGCTTGCGCGCCGCGTCGAGTGCATCGAGATCGGTCTGGGTGAACGCCATTCAGATTTCCACCTTGAATCGGACCTGGTTGCGCGGCCGTGCCGCCGGGGCTCGCTGCTCTTGTTGCTTTTCGTCCGGTGCCGAAGGCGGTGCCACCCGGCGCTCCCATTCGGCCCAGTGCTTCTCCTGGAACCTGTCGATGCCGGCCCGCCCCGCCGCGGCGCGCGCGTAAACACGGCAGTCGAGCGCCTCATTGCGCTCGCGCATCTTCTGCCACTCGTGCCGCCGGTAGCCCTTGACCAGCTTCGTCACCAGTTGTTCGGCGGTGATCTGCTTGAAGTACTCCTCGCCGTACTTCGGAAAGTGGCAGTAGCCCGCCGGAAACGGCATTCCGCGGGTCAGGTCTTCATCGGTAGGCCGGTCCAGGCGCAGCCACCGATACAGTTCCTCCTTCGCCATCCCCGAGTTCACCGGCCAAATACGGATACCGCGTTTGATCCGGGCGCCCAACGGGCCCACATCGACTGGCGATGCCGCACCGAGCAGTGCTGGCGCGCGCGAATCGCCCTTGATCACCAGCACTCGGCCGCCTTGCCGCCGCGCCCACTGGTAGACCTCGGTAGTGGCGAACCCGGAATCGACGGCGAGCTGCAGGATGGGCAACTCCAGCCCAGAAGCCGTGGTGAACGTTTCGTTCAGCAAACCGGTCAGCTTTTCCCACACAAGCGGGCGCGACGTGTCGCCTTCCAACACCCGGTAATCAACCGACCACGACTCCTTGCCGCGCCCCCAGGCAACAATCTCAACCTCGATGCGGTCCTTCTGAACGTCCGCGCCCGCCGTCAGCAGCACCCCGCCGCGCGGCACGATGCCGATCTTGTACGTCTCGCGGCGGTCGTAGAGTTTCTGCCACTCCGGCGCCTCGCCCAGCAGCGTCCAGGTCTCGCCCAGCACCGTGTTGACGAAGACCTGAAGAAGCGCTGGGTTCTTCTGCGCCTGGTCGAACTGCTTGGCAGCGTCGCCCCAGGAGAACCACCCGACCGGCGAGTAGAGGCTGGACAGGTGAAAGCCGGCCGTCTTGTGATCCCAGTTCGCGCCGGGATTCGCGCGCCACTGGCCGCGCGCCAACATCCATTGCTTCTGGTGATTCTGAATCTCCTGGCCGCAGTGCTCGCACACGTACACCGCTTTGTCCGGCTGTCCCTTCGGCCACCGGATCTGCGCGAACTTCAGAACCTGGAATTCCCGGCACACCGGACATGGCACCCAATAATGCCGCCGGTCGCTCTCCTCGAAGACCGCCTCGATCCGGCTCATGCCGGTGATCTTCGGCGTCGAAACCATGAAGACCTTCCGCCGCGCGAACGTCCGCGTGCGGGCCAGCGCGAGGTTGATCGGATCGCCTTCGCCGTCCACGTCGCCCGGATAGCCGTCGATCTCGTCGAGGAACAGGTACCGCGCCGCCATCGAGCGCAGGCCGACGGCGCTGTTCGCACCGGTCATCACCAGTACGCCGCCGGGGAATTCCTTCGACAGCATCGTGTTGCCGGAGTCGCGCGACCTGGGATCGCTCACCAGCGCGCGCAGCACTTCGGACTCTTCGATCAGCGGATCGATGCGCTGCTTCGAGTTGCGTTTGGCCATCTCCACGGTCGGCTGGACCGCCATCATCGGGCCTTGCGCCTGGTGGATCACGTACCCGATCCAGTTGTTCCCGCACTCGGTGCCGCCGATCTGCGCGCCCTTCATGAACGCGGTCCGCTCCGTCGGTGACGACGGCGACAGGCAGTCCATGATCTCGCGCAGGTACGGCGTCCGATCCGTGCGCCACGGGCCCGGCTCTGCGCTCGCCCGCTGCGATAGCTTCCGGTATTTGTCGGCCCACTGGGAGATCGTGAGCAGCGGGTCCGGGCGCATGCCGGCCGCAGCCGCCGCGGAATAGATCTCTTCAGCCGTTGGCGTCGGCAAAATCATTCAAAGCCTTCCTGAGTTCGCTGGTCAGGATTTCGTAGCACTTCGCCGGTTCGGTTTCCGCGGCAAGGATCGCGGCCAGCCGGTCCGGAATGTTGAGGACGTGGTCGCGGTAGCGCCGAAAGAGATTGAACGCCGTGACCTTCACCTCGTCGGCGGGAATCAGCGTCGCGGTTCTCTCCTCGAATTCGAGCTTGGCGAGCCGCGCCTGGTAATGCTCCCGCACGGCGCGTGCTTTGTTGTACTGCGACGCGCCAAAGGCGTCGATGTCGTCGTCCTGCTGGCTGCGGCGCGACCCGGGCGGCACCGCCTGGCGCGTGTTGCGCGCCCATTCCTTGTCCGCGACATCGGAATCGATCTGTCCATCCGGCAGGGTCTGGATGCGATTGGTGGCGATGGCCTCCTGCACCGTGCTGATCGCGCATCCGCGATGGCGGGCATAGGCCCGCTGGCTCATAATCGCCATGAAAATCCTCTAAAACATCACTTGCATTCCGGGCCAACCGGAGTGATGAATCGTCATGCAAGCGGACCGAAGCCGCAGAAAAGGAAACAGGAAACCAACATGACGAACGAAACAGCAGCCACCGTAGAAACCGCCGCCGTTGCGGAACAGGGCGCGAACGTCGCGCCGGAGAAGGCATCCTCGAAGAAGGGCGCCAGCCAGAAGAAGGGCGCGCCCAAGGCCAAGAAAGCCGCCAAGACAGCGCCGCCCAAGAAGGAAGCGAAGACCCCGCCCAAGAAGGTTGCCAAGGAGAAGGCCCCCACCAGCAAGAAGGCGTCCAAACCGGCCGCCGAATCGCGCGACGGCAGCAAGAAGGGCATCGTGATCGAGCTCCTGCGCCGCAAGGATGGTGCAACGCTGGCCGAGATCGCCAAGGCCACCGACTGGCAGAACCACAGCATCCGGGGCTTCATTTCCGGCCAACTGACCAAGAAGATGGGCCTCATCGTCGAGTCCAGCAAGAATGAAGCTGGCGAGCGGACCTACCGGTTGGCGAAATAGGTCCAGCCCACCGCGCCGCCGCCCGCGAGGGCGGCGGCTTCTCTGCTTCTGGGCCCGATTATTCCCTTGCCTTTCCTCCGGACCGGAGTGATGAATCGTCATGTATGAAGCACGCCACCAAGAAACAAAACAACAAGCGCCACCCGCTCTTCGGACGCGTGGAAGGCGACGCCGACCTGGGAATCGCGATGCTGATCGCGGAAACCGAAGGCGGCCAGTACGAACTGAACGGCCCGGTCGCCACGATTAACGAAGCCATCGAGTGCGCCCAGCACGACATGGCCAGCCGGATGCGCGACGTGGAGCGTGGCGGCGAACCGGCCTGCCCCGCGATCTACAAGGTCTGGTCCCGCGATTACGAGGGCGAGTACACGGTGATCTACGAGATCGACGCCGCCACCCTGAAGCCAGCCGCGACTACCCGGAAGCGCAAGTAAACCACCTCCGCATCCACGCCGCCAGCGTTCTGCTGGCGGCTTTCTCTATTTGGGCGCGGCATCCGGCACGGGCGGCAGCAACGCCACCAGGAACTCCGCGATGCAGGCTTTCCACGTGTTTCCCACGTGTTCATCCATCACATCGAACGGCGCTGAGGCCGCATCCACGCCAACCGACTGCGCGATTTCAATCAACGACGCGAAGGACCGATCCGCCAGCGTCTGCAAATGCGGCGCGACGCGCGGATCGTCACAACGATCAGACCACTGCGATTCCATTCGAAGCCTCCAGGATTTCCAACGCTTCCTTCATCGGGTGCCACAGCCCGGTCTTCGGGTCGCGGTAGCGCACCCAACCACGGTCCGCATTCGTCCGGTATGCCCAGCCGGCATCGGTCAGCCTCGCGTGATTACTACGTTCCATTGCGCGCCTCCTGCGAGTGGCTCACCGGATGAGCCACCTCAACTTCGACCGCCAGATCGTTGAACGCGCGGCCGGAGTCGGCGTGCCGCGCGACGTCGCCCGTGTATTCCTGCCAGCGACGAATCGCCACGTCGCAGTACCTGGGCTCCAATTCGACCAGCCGTGCCTGCCGACCCGCCTTCTCGCAAGCGATCATCGTTGTCCCGGATCCTCCAAACGGGTCGAGGACGGTGTCGCGCGTCTTGCTGCTGTTGCGGAGCGCGCGCTCGACCAACTCCACCGGCTTCATAGTCGGGTGCTCCTGGCTGCTTGCGGGCCGCTTGATGAACCAGATGTCGCCCTGGTCCCTGGCGCCGCACCAGAAGTGCTCGGTTCCCTTGCGCCAGCCGTAGAGAATCGGTTCGTACTGTCGCTGGTAATCCGATCGGCCCAGCGTGAAATGGTGCTTCGCCCAAATCACGAACGTGGACCAGTAGCCGCCCGCATCCGCGAATGCCTGGTAGAGCGTGTGCAGCTCCGACGACGACATGCAGACGTAAATTGCGCCCTTGGTGACCGCCAGCATGTTGGCGCTGGCGTCCCGCAGGAATTCATAGAACTTGCCGGCCAGAGCATCGTTACCGATCTTGAGCTTCCTGGCGGTCTTGCCCTCGTAGTCGACGTTATACGGAGGATCGGTGAAGACCATGTCGGCCAGCCCGCCGGCCATGATCTTTTCGATATCGGCCATTTGCGTGGCGTCGCCGCACAGCAAGCGATGCTCGCCCAGCAGCCACACATCGCCGAGGACCGTAACAGCCTTCTCCTGCTCGTCCGGAACCGCATCGTCCTCGGTCAATCCGTCGTGCGTCTCTTCAGGCGCCAGGAGATCCTCAATCTCCTCGTCGGTGAAGCCAACGATATCGAGATCGAAGTTTTCTTCCTTTAGCGACGTCAACTCGACGCGCAACATCTCCTCGTCCCAACCGGCATTCATCGCCAGGCGGTTGTCCGCGAGCACCAGCGCGCGGCGCTGCGCCGGAGTAAGGTGGTCGAGGACGATGACTGGGACATCGGCCATCTTCAACTTGCGCGCCGCCGCCAGGCGCGCATGGCCGGCGATGATGACGCCATCGCCGCCCACCAGAATAGGATTCGTCCACCCGAACTCGATGATGGATGCCGCAACCTGCGCCACCTGCTCGTCGCTGTGCGTCCGTGCGTTCCGCGCGTAAGGAATGAGGCGGTCGATGGGCCAGCGTTCGACAACGAGATCGCGCAGAACACGCTCCGTGATGGTGGCGCTCACATGATGCTTGGCTGTGTCCTGCGCGATCTGCATATTCACTGCTTGGCGAGGTGCGCGCCGAGGGCCGATGCGACGGCCTGCTGGTGAGAAGCCGGAGTCTGGCCGGCGGTGAAAGCGGCTTCGATGGCCTGCACGAGCGCCACCACCTCCTGCGTCAACTGAATGCCGGAGGGAGCCACGCTGAGAATCGTCTGGATGATCTGCAAGAAGTTCATCGTGTTGTTCCTTTCTGGTCCGCAATCGGGAAAGCCGAGAGGAGCGGTCTTGGACCGGAGGGTTCCGCAACCGCCCCACATCGGGCTCTCCCGTATGGGGAGAGTTACGCCGTCGGCTTGGCCTGGGTCTGGGAAGGGGTTGACGCACCACCCGAAGCCGTCACGACGACGGGCACCAGCGCCGCGATCGTCTGCGAGATCGCGGCAGCAAGAGCGCTCGCGATCACCGGCGTGAGCGACGTGAACAGGTTCGCAACGTTGGCCGTGACAGCCTCCGCGCTCACCGCCTCACCCGCTCCGGCCGCCGCGACGGCGCCCTTGGTGGTTTCGCTGGCCGCAGTGCCTGCGGGCGACACGGTCTGCTGACCCTCGGTCGTGCCGACCTGACCGGCCAGCACGATGCCGGCGTTGATGGCGTGGTCGATAGTGGCCGCGTTCTGCGCGCGGCGGCTGGCGGTCTGCGCCAAGTCCAGCGAGACCGCTTCCCAAGCGCGCTGCCGCGCCAGGGTTTCGCGACGGTTGTCGAGCTCCTCGTCGAAGAGGAGTTTGATGTTCTCGGCGCCGCCCAACAGACTGGGCTGATGGGTGACACACGGAGAGAGATTCGGATTACCTTCTGCCATACGGGAAATGTCCTTTCGGTTGAAATTCGGATTGGTTATGCGGCCTGGAACACCAGGCCGCGAAATGGAGAAGCGAGACGCTCGATGTTTTTGGTTCCCTCAATCTGCTTGGCTCGCTCAAGGAGCATGGCGCTCCCGATGTCGATGGCTTACGAAGCCTTTCGCTGTGGCCCATAGTGCGGGTTCGGGCCCGTGTGTTTGATGGCTCGCGAATCCTGGGTTTTGGAATTCAATGCGGCATCCGGGTCTACGCCGCGCGACTCGGCAACCTCCGCGTACGGCTGGCCGGTCGATTCAAGCACCGCCGCCGCGCCAGCCAGATTGACCAACCGCCGCACAATCACATCGCAGTAGGACGGCGAGATTTCACATCCATAGCCGACGCGGTCCAATAATTCCGCGGCAGCCATCGTGGTTCCGGAACCGAGGAATGGATCGTGGATCACGTCGCCAGCGTCGGAAAACGCGAGCACGAAGAACTCAACCAGCGCCCGCGGAAACGGAGCGGAGTGTGATCCCTGGCTGCTCTCCGACTTCACTTCGATCACGTTGCTGGGACGCGCCAGCCCCGTGTGACGGCCCTCCGAATCGCTCGACAGACTCGACCGTGTTCGGCACCACGCTCCCTGATTCTTCCCGCCATCGGCGGCCGCGCCGCGGACTCCGGTACCCAGTAGCCCGCTTCCGGACCGTGACTTCGGGTTGTTAGGCGAGTACTCAAAGCAGTCATCCGATTCGTGGCCCACCGCCTGGGGCCGGAACTTGATCCGCTGCTGGCGGCAGAAATGGTAAATCGGCTCGAAAGCATTCTTGAAACGGTTCCCCCAGCCGCCAGGCACGCCGTTGTCGGTCTTGCGCCAGCAAAACTCGTCTACGAAACGCCAGCCCCACTGACGCCGATGCGCCAGCACCAGATCCATCACGTACAGATTCCGCTCGCCCTCGTCGGCGTGCGCTTTGATATTCAGGAAGTAGGAGCCGTCCGGTGCAAGGACCGACTCCACGCCGCCGGCCACCTCGCGGAACCACTCCACGTACTCCTCTGGCGGAACCGGCTTAAACCCGCTCGCCAGATCGTATTCGCGCTGCGTGGCGTAGGGCGGCGATGTGATGCAGACACTCGCGCGCGCACCGGACGGGAATAGCGTGGCGAGAACATTCCGGTCCCTGCAATCGCCGCACACCAGCCGGTGCTTTCCGATCAACCACGCGTCGCCAGGCCGGGTGACCGGCTCGGTGGGCGGCTCGGGAACGTCTTCCTCTGCGTCGTCCGGTACTTCCGGTTCGACCAGCAGGCTTTCCAATTCTTCGTCGGAGAAGCCCACCACCGCGAGGTCAAGTCCCTCGCCCTCGAGTTCGCGCAACTCCGCGGCCAGCACCTTTTCGTCCCAGCCGGCATTAAGCGCCAGCTTGTTGTCCGCGATGATGTAGGCCCGCCGTTGAGTCTCGGAGAGATGATCCAGCACCACTACTGGGCATTCCGCGAGACCCAACTTACGCGCCGCCAGGAGGCGGCCGTGGCCGGCCACGATCCCGGCGTCGGAGGCCACCAGGATCGGAGCATTAAAACCGAACTCGACAATCGAAGCCGCGATCTGCGCGATTTGCTCTGGAGAATGCGTCCGCGCGTTGCGCGCGTAGGGTACGAGGCGATCAAGTGGCCATAGTTCGATTCGGCGGGCCATCGAGAGAGTCGAAGCGCTCATCAATACTGGTTCACTCATCTGGCCTGGCTCGCTCTCAAAACTTGGCGCTCTCAAAGGAGATGGCTCGCTCCATTCCCCGGGTGCTCTCAACGGACGTGGCTGCACATCGCGTCGCCCTTTGCGCCCCCGTTGGCCCACGTTGCGCCTGGTGGCGGCAGATTGGCCCGTTGTACCAGCCGTTCCTGGCGGCGCGAACAGGGCGCGCCGGTGGCCGACCGGTGACCGGGAATTTTTCGGCGTGGCGCAAGTGAAACGCGGCTATTCTTCAACGCGCCGCCGCCGCGCGCCGGGAAGTACCTATCGAAGCATTAAGCCGCTCATGCCCCATGGTTCTCTCGGACGGCATGGCTCAATACGCGAAGTCGGCCAGCACCAGATCGCTGGCATCCCATGCATAGCCCGCGACGGGGCTGATCTTCATCGCGGTGGCGTCGTAGGTGTAGTCATCGCCCGCCGATTGACGAACGCCGTTCCGATATACCCTCAACGAAGCGGCAGTTGCTGCTTGCGACAAGAGGTATGTGCCATCGGCCTGGCGCGCGGGCTTCGACCCAACCACCACGTTGGGCGTTGCCGCCTGGATTGTATAGCCGCTGCCGTTGGCGACGAGCGTGACGCCAGCGCCAACGCTCGCCACGACGACTTGGCCGGCTGGCGTCACCACCAGCACGCCGCCGTTCGCGAGCGCGGGTGCAAGCAGCATCCCGATGCGGACGGTGGTGGGCCCGGCCCACAACACCACCGCCATCAGCACGACTCCGATAATCGCTTTACGCAGCATGAGCCTTCTCCTCGGTCACCAGTTCATCGACGTCGCCAAACGATCCGCATTCGTCGCACTCGTACCGTTCACCCATATCGTGGTAGCCCGTCTCCGGGCATCGTCCGAAGTCGAACGGCGTAACCCGCGCATTGTCGCTTCCACATTCCGGGCACATGGTTCACACCAGGCAGTCGAGCACGACCGCCATGAAGACGGGTCGCAGCGCTGCGGGCGCCAGCGTTGAGTCGGAGCTGCCGCCCTGCAACGGCCGGAGCCTCCAGCACTCATGCCCGTCGTCGAGCTTCTGCTCAAAGGAATAGCCTTGCCCCTGGTAATCGCGAACCGTGGTGGGACGGCGCGGATCGCAGGCACGGCGGCGCAGGACGACGCGATTGATCGTGCCCTTCTTGTGGCGCACGACCTTGGCGATGCCGTCGCGTTCCAAACGAAGCGCGTGCCGCCGGCCGATAAAATCAATCAGAGCGAAATCGAAGGTATAGAGCGGGATGGACATAGGACACCATCGGCTCGCTCGTTTCCGCTGTGGATTGGATCTCTCGTGGGCGTCTGGCTATGAGACACGTGCCCTGAAGCGGTGCGGGAAGGAGTGTTTGAATCGTGGTGTCCCGGCACCACGCGTTTAACTGTGGCGATTATGGCAAAACGACATAATCGTAGTCAAACGTTTTATTTGGATTGTTTTCAATGAGTAAAGCTACCTTCGGAGTGAACGGTTTTGCGACTTATTGAATCGGGCCCCTGGAATCGAGTTCTTCCAGATCGATGTCGGGACTTTCCGCCGCCCCCGCTTGCGACTGCTCGATTGCCATGCGCGCGAGCGCCATCCACAGCTCACCCGGGTGCTTGCCCTTCAGCTTCCGGTACATCGTGGCGAATGCCGTGCCGGTATGAACACTGGTGTAGGAGGCGGCGAAGCGCCTGGCAATCTCTTCCACGTACGGCTGCAATTTGGGATCTGACAACACGATGGCACCCGTAGTGTATCAGCGTACGCGCCACACGCGCGGACGCTGGTAGCCATGGGGATCATGGAGACGTATATAAGGGAGGGCCCGTTTTTTGTCTCCTCCTCGTCCTCGATCCGAAAACGGTGACACTATCCTCCCATCCATACCACAGGTACCAAATCCTGAGTATGCAGGAGCATACGGCGGTAACCGTCAGATCCACACGGTTACCACGTCTACCAGTGGACATCGAAACACCCCTTCTGAACACGGTGCGGCGTTGGTCCCAGTGCCGAGTATGGGCACACCACTCGCACACCGCTTCACACCGTGGCATTCCACGTGCTTTTCACGCACGCGCGCGGTCGAAACCGCCTTTTGAAATTCCTCTCCTTCAGCACGGGGAGGAGACAAAAAACGAGCACTCCCTTATATACGTCCCCATGATTCCCACGGCCCCGGCGCATGTGAACTTCACCAGCCGTCACGGCTCGCTCGCAGATGACGTCCCGGCGTGGACAACTCACACGGAGGATTCATGTGGCTGGCCATTGCGGCGCGCGATTGGCGCCCGGAAGATCGCTGCCAAGTCCGTGTGGCCGTGTTTTACCGCGATCTTCGCGAGCGCCATCCGGTGGCTGGGCGACGGCCCGTCGATGCCATGTTCCCATTTCGAGATCATCGTGCCCTGCCAACTGACCGACCCGCCTGAACCCTTCCTGCCCAGGCTCTTGTCGAGAGCCGCCGATAGTTCTTCCTGGGTCCACCCAATCCTCTGGCGCAGTGCGCGCACAGCCTCGCTCATCGCCTGCTGCCGAACCTGCGCGGCGATTCGCTGCCTTGCCGCCGGTATGCTCTCCACTCCCTTCGATTCCAGGTATCGCACCAACTCGGCGGCGACGGCTCCCTCGATGTGAGACCGCCCGCTCCAGGCCGGCGAACCCAGGTAGGAGTTGTCGTTCGGCCGCGCTTCGTACACCGTCTGGCAGTCGTTGATTTCCGCGGCGAACGGTTCCTCTCCCCGCCAGAACGCTTCTGGAACTTGCGCGAGCAGGAGCATTGCCGGCATGACGATGCCGTGCTGCGGGCGGTTGGCCTGGTCGATGGTGGCGTCGATCAGGTGGCTCCCGGAGCGCAGCACGAGGTGTCCCGGCCATTTCTGCTTCCCGTGATTGATGCCATAGCCGATGCCCACCGACCACACGCCCGGTTCCGATGTCCACGATTGCAATTCCTCCGGAGTTACCGGCATGCGGCCCTCCCGATGGGCGCGCTCCACGAAGCCGGGAGAGTAAATGCGGGCCCGGACGGAGACGGCGTCGGCCAGAATGCCGGCCGCCCGGTATACGTCGAAGAGCACCCGGGTGGAGTTGATGCACGAATCCTCGCGAAACCGCCGCCGGAGCGCCGCCTTCGCCACGCCGCGTTCGGAGAGGAGGTCGAAGACCTGCGATGCCAGATCAGCCACGGCTGCCTCGCAGGTCGTCTTTGGGTGTTCGTGCCATGCCCGTCTCAACTGCCAATGGATGCACCAAATACGCTGGTGTCAGCTTTTCGGTGCGGGGCGGTTCGAGTGGGGAGAACCTCTGGAACCGGAACCGCCCCTCCTCAGCCGAGTCTGCGGCCTGACCGCGTGCCGCCACAAGGGTCTTACAGTCGGGCGACGGTGAGATCCAGCGTCTCCTCCCGCAGCAATCGTGTCAGGTGATGTCAGATAATGGAAAGAGAGGGTCTTCTATGAACTTCGACCCGAACGAGCATGCGGAATTTCTAGGTCAGGTGCGGCGAATCCAGGCGAGCAAGCGGTTTGCCAACGCGCCCAAGGCCAAAACTCTTCTCAACTACATCGTGGAAAAGGCGCTGGAGGGTCTCGAAGGCGACCTGAAGGAGACCTCGATCGCGCAGGCGCTGTACGGCAAGGGGCCGAACTTCGATCCAGGGAACGACCGGATCGTGAGCCAGGCCGCCGGTGACCTGCGGAAGAAGCTGAGCGAATACTATGCCGACGAGGGGCAGCGCGACCCCTGTGTGATCGCGATCCCCATAGGGAGTTTCGTTCCTGAGTTCAGGACTCGATCCAAGTCGGCGCCACCCGCCGCACTCCCGACTCCATCACCCGACGCAAGGAAGGTCGGCGCGAAACGGCGCTGGGTTTTGAAGACGTCGGTGGCTGCAGCGGCGGCGGCGATGATCCTGATTGGCGTGCTGTTTGCGCAGCACGCGGCCTCCAAGGTGCGAATCACGAGTCCCGAAAACGGGGCCACGGTCGGGCCGGTCGGGGACATCACCGGCAAAGGCTGGGAACCGAAGCTAAACAACTACCTGATCGTGGAGCCGGTCGACCAGTCCGGCCAGCGGTGGGTCCAGGCTCAGATCGCCTCGGCCGAGTGGACGCGGAGCGTGCACTTCGGGCAGGGCGACACGCCTTCGGGGATGCACTACCGGATCTATGTCATATCCACATCGACGGTGCTGCCGGTAGGTGAGCTCACCAAGCAGCCGGAGAACCCGCAGGAATCACCGGCGATCACCGTCACGCTGCGGAAGTAACGGCTTTCAAATATTTGCGTCCTGGCGAGTCCGTCTTGCTGTTCAAACATAATCGGTTGCGAGAGAATTGGGCTGATGCCCAGTAAACCGAACGAGACTCAGCTTCGGATGGTTGAACTCCTGAAGCAGTGCCCAGATGGGATGACGTGCGGCCAGCTTCGTCGCGAACTCGAGAGAGAGGGGCTCCAATCGGACGAGCAGACCCACTTGGATCGCCGCTACCGGGATCTTCCGAAGTGGTACAGAATTGAAAAGAGCAGGGTCAAAGAAGTTGTTGGCGGCAAGACAGTTTCGGTGGTCAAATACGCGTATCGTGGTGAACGGGGAACGATTACAGATCAAGGCCAGGTAAGCCAAAAGTTGAGAGCCGAAGTGATTCATGCGGCTCATGGCAGGTGCCAGATGTGCGGCCGAACCGTGCAAACGCACGGCATCAGCTTGGTTGTAGATCACAAGAAGCCAAGAGATTGGGGCGGGACCAATGACCGCGAGAATCTCTGGGCCATCTGCGAAGAGTGCAATGGCGGCAAGAAGGCATACTTCTCTTCACTGAACGTGGACGCGGAGTTCATGAAGAAGGTCACTTCACACGAGAGCGTCCACGTTCGAATCGGCGAAACTCTCAAGGCCGTCGGGATAGGGAAGCGCACCCCGCCTGAGATTCTGGACATCGTAGCCGATCAGGAGGACTGGCACAAGCGCCTTCGAGAACTTCGCTATCCGGTGATCGGATGGGAGATCGACACAGTTCCCTACAAGACCCCGTCTGGCAGGAAGAAGGTTGACTACGTGCTGAAGAAGTACAAGCCGTGGCCCACTGATCCGACCGCGAAGATCAGACAGTTCGAGCAGGAGCGGCAGCGCCGGAACGCGGGCGAACAAGATTAGTAGCCCAAGAATCGCTGGAGTTTCTTGGCGAGCCGTTTATCCTTGGTGACTTCACATTCCCAAAGGACCAGCACCTGAAAGCCGAGGTCCCGGAGCTTCTGGAGATTGTCGATGTCTCGCTGTTGGTTTCTCTGCAATTTGGGGCACCAATAGTCCCTCCTGGATTTCGGAACGTGCGAGTCGATGCAACTACCATGCTGGTGCCAGAAACATCCCCGCACCTCAATGATTTTCTTGAGCCGTGGGAACACCAGGTCAGGCTTGCCCGGAAGCTGAGGGGCGTGGAGCCGATAGCGATAGCCCATGCCATGAGCCATTTGGCGCACCACCATCTCCGGCTTCATGCCCTTGCTCTTGATGCGGCGCATGTTTTCGCTGCGCCGATCCGCAGAGATGGTATCCACAGTTAGGATTTTAGCCGGCCACGCGCACAAGCCGGGATGTGGTCAAACAAGCTCTCAACTTCTCGGCAACGGCTCTGGCGAACGGTGGAGGAAAGGCGTTGCCAACCTGCCGGTACGCTGCGGTCTTCTTGCCGGAGAACTGCCAATCATCAGGAAATCCCTGAATCCGTGCCACCATGCGAACCGTTAGCCGTGGCATGCCCACGAAGTCGGTACCGGGAGCCTCATCCACAATGCCGAGTCCATCCACACCGAGCATGGCCCAGGCCTTCCTGGCCCTAGTGGGTCCAAGGTCTGGACCACCGTGTTTGTGTGATCCCCCGACAATGGTGGGGGCAATTTCGTCGGCCAAGTCTTTCCAGGCGTCGACACCCTTCCAGCCGTTCGCCGCCATTAGATCGTACAGCTTTTCCCCAACCGTCGGTGGTTGCAAGCCGTTGCCGCCGGGCCACGTGAAGTGCTCAGAATAGTCGTCTCGCAACCCGATGAAAACCACCCTGGGGCGCAGTTGCGGCACGCCGAATTCCGAAGCGTTCATGAGCTTCCATCCGGTCTTGTAGCCGAGCTTCTTCAGTTGGTCCCTGATGTACAGACGGTAGTCGATAAAGACCGCGTCCAGGATGCCGCGGACATTCTCAATCATCACCGCTTTCGGCCGGATCTGGTCGACCAGCCGGATCATGGCCGGGAACAGGTTGCGTTCGTCCTTCGTCCCAAGCTGTTTCCCCGCCACCGAGAATGGCGGGCAGGGCAGTCCCCCGGAGATGATATCCACGCCGATGAAGCTGGAGCCATCAAAGGTGTTTAGATCATGCTCGATCACGTTCCAGGCAGGCCGGTTCAGACGTAATGTAGCGCACGCAGCCTTATCGAGCTCGACCAGCCCGGCGTGGTCGATCCCGGCCTGATCGTAGCCCAGAGCTTGACCTCCGGCCCCCGCACACAGTTCCAAGGCCCTCAGTCCGCACATACGCCGCCTTCCAGTACCCTCGCTCGCTTTTCCAGGCCTGGTCAACCACGGATTCTCGGACATCTCCGGAAATAGAACACCGTTCTCTTCGTCGCGCCGCCGTTTCATTCGTCCTACCTGTAGTATCGGCTGTTTTTTCGTTTTCATGCGGACATCCAATTCCAGATGACCGGACCAAAGCTGAAACCTTCCGGCCAAGCAAACCATTTTACCGTTTCGCGGTTCGAACAAGGTGTATCGATCACGTAGGCGGCGCGGGCGTTGCAGCTGAAGCCAACGTCTTGCACCGCTGGCGGCGGGAGTTCCGCGATCGTCCAGGGAATGTCTTCTCCGGCAACGGCGAGCAGCGCTGGTCGGATGGGCGGATCGTAGGGTGTGTCTCAACCTGTTTTGTGTCAGCCGAAGGGGCCGGGGGACGAAAATGCCTTATTTTGTCCCAAAACCCGTCCAAGTACTGATGCCTTAAGAGAGCGTTTGGATGCCTCCCTTTAGCAATAGCCGAAAGGAGTTCTTGATCTGGTTGTACACTCGGACTAGATACAGCGATATCCTTATGATTCCATGTCGCCGAGGCTGTCCCCAAAACTCGAAGCGGGCACCGCAGGCAGGCATTCCACAATGATCCAACGAGCCGCCAGGGCATTCGAACTTCGCTTCAAGGAGCGCTCGAAATGGCACCCTATTCCGGCTTGGGCGAAGTATCTTATTTCTATCGGATCCAGCTTAACGACGGCCCAGTCTCCTGAATGCAGAATAGTAGCGACTATTTCAGTCCCGACGTCTTCCTTCGCGGCCGCCTTCATTTCGGGCGCTTCCGGCTATTTAGTGGCTTCTGGGGCCATGTCGAGGCCGCCGCAGTGGAAGTAGATGGCGTGAACGAAGTTCTGTTTGTTCCGGAAGCCTCGCGCGGTGTACTTCACCCATTGGATCTT